TGTCATCGCTGGTAAACCAGTCGGTCCAGACGGGCCGCGATCTCGGCACGCTGACCGCGGCGCTGACGAAACGCACGGGAATTACGAAGCGCCGGGCCGCATTTATCGCTCGCGATCAGAATAATAAAGCGACCGCCGTCATGCAGCGCGCGCGGTGGCTCGAGATGGGAATTACACGCGCCCGCTGGCTACATTCGGCCGGCGGTAAGGAGCCGCGACCCGAGCACGTCGCCTTTTCCGGGCAGATTTACGACGTCGCCGCCGGTCACGACTTCAATAACGGTGAAGGCGTCGTATGGCCCGGAACCGCGATAAACTGCCGCTGCGTGTCGCGCCCGCTTATACCTGGCGTCGACGACTAGCCGTTTCGACCCGTCTCGGTTATACCAACGCCGACTGATCGGCTCGCGGGGATATTATGGCGCCTTCAACGTTCGTGGATATGGTGCGTGTCGCATCGGCCAGCGCGGGCACCGGCCCGCTCGTTCTCGGCCCTCCGGTCACCGCATTCCAGGGCACGGACGCACTGATCGACGGGCACCAGTACAGCTATTCGATCCAGCAGGACGCCGACGACGCGTGGGAATATGGACAAGGCATCTGGAACGCGTCGACCGCTACGCTCGCGCGGGGCGTAATTAAATCGTCGATCGGTACGTCCCCGATCGGTCTGCGCGCCGGCACGCCGATCAGCATTACCGTGCTGGCCGAAGATTTCGCCGCGACCGATCAGGCCGCGCTGGCTGCTGCCGTCGCATCCGCGCAGCAGAGTGCCGCTGACGCCGACGCTGACGTTGCCCTGACCGCCGCCGATCGTGTCGCGACCGGTCAGGATCGGACCGCTGCCGGGAACAGCGCGACCGCCGCCGCTGGATCGGCCGGCGCTGCCGCTGCGAGCGCGACCGCCGCGAATACCAGTGCCGTCGCCGCCGCCGGGTCGGCCACGACCGCTGCCGGTGCCGTCGCCGCGACCGCTGCCAGTGCGACCGCTGCCGCTGGATCCGCCACAACTGCCAGTAACGCGGCGACAACCGCGACGAACGCCTCAAGCAGCGCCGGGACGTCCGCAACGAACGCCGCGACCAGCGCGACCGCGGCAGCTGGGTCGGCGATCAGTGCCGGAAATAGCGCCGCGTCCACCGCTGCCGATCGGGTACAGACCGGGCAGGATCGAACCGCCGCGGCGAGTAGCGCTACGGCGGCTGGCCTGTCCGAACTGAACGCCGGGAACAGCGCGACCGCCGCAGCTGGGTCCGCTACAACTGCCCAGAACCGTGCGACGGATGCCGCTAATTCGGCGGCGACAGCGACGACGAAGGCGACCGAAGCGTTCAATTCGGCTGTCGCCGCCGGCGGGCAGGCGAGTGCTGCTGCCGGGAGCGCTACGTCTGCTGCCGGTTCTCTAGCCGCCGTGGTAACCAGCGCCACCAACGCTGCGAACAGTGCGACTGCTGCCGCCGGATCCGCCACTACGGCGACCACCCAAGCGGGCATCGCGACGACCCAGGCCACCAGCGCCGCCGGATCCGCCACTACGGCGACCACCCAAGCGGGCATCGCGACGTCGGCGGCAACGCGACCCGCCTGGTCGACTTTTGCGAGTTTAACGGTCCCCGCGCCAATAATCCTTATTCAGACCGCGGACACTCTCGCCGCCGGGTCAAGCACGGGCACGGCGTCGGCGCTCTACAAGCTCGACCCGGAGCAGACTGCGTACCCCGCCGCCCTGCAGGCGTATATCACCGCGTCGATTGCGCTCGGAACCGCGTCTGCGACAGCTTACGCCGCTGCCGATACGTTCATGGCGTTTTGGCGTCGGCAGTCGGCCAATGGCCGCTGGTTTACTCTCGCCGAGCCGGAACCTTGGAGCGGCCAGTTCGGTTGCCCTGGCGACGGCGCGGTCGACAGCCTGAACGTCGCGACCGGAACCGACGTATGGGCCAATATGCAGGCGTTTATCGATTACTGCGTGTATATCCAGCGGTGCCACGGTCGGATCGGCCCGGGATTGCATATCCTGTCGCGGGGGCTCCAGCACGGTTACGGCAATACGTTCGTCGGCGGATCGTTTACCGGTGCGGGACAGGCGTACTCGGGCGCAACGAATTTCCCCGGCACGACGCTCTATTGCACGACCGACGAAGACCCGGTTCTAAACATCTCTGGCGCGCGTGCTATTCTGTGGGAGAAGCTAACGTTCAAGGGCAAATATACCAAGTGGATGATCGATAACACTCTTGGCTATATGGCCTCGCCGATGGTGCTAGACGACCTTGATCCAGCGTCGTGGATTGCGAGCTATTACCGCACGTCACAGGACGGGCAGTATAATCCGGCCGCGCTGGTGACGATCGACTGCTACGAAGGCACCAAGCCTGTCGCAACGGCTTATGCTAATAGTATTCCGTACGTCGTTCGTCGTTGTATCTACGCAAACGGAAATGTTTATGTATGTACGGTGGCGGGAACGTCTGCCGCAACGGGCGGCGGTCCGACCGGCACGAGCTCGGCGTACGTCGATGGGACAGCGACTTTCCGGTATCTGGGTCCGGAAGATACCAGCAATCGGTCCCTGTACGTCGCCTACCGCGAGCCATACCGCCCGGCGTGGCTGATGAATCCGGCGTCTAGCTCATACGGGGTCTTGCGGGCCGGCAGTTTCGTGACGATTCGTGATGCTACTTTCGTCGGCAGTCCGTCCGGTTTCGTCTGTAAGCCCTGTAATAGCTCGTCTCAGGGCGATTTCATGGCGTTGGAACGGTGCAATTTCTACAACCTCCGGTACTGCATCAGCTTCGGCAACAACCAGATGCGCGGGTTCGCGGCGACCAATTGCCAGTTCGGCATTTATGATTGTCTCGTCACCAACAACACGCACGGGCAGCAGAGCGGGTCAATCAAGGGCGGCGTCATCAGCGGCTGCGCGGCGGGTTCTGGCGTCGACCTTATCCGCGTTGATAATAGCTACGCGCAGCCGCTCATTTTCATTGGGATGTATACGGAAGTACAGCGTCGCATTGGGCTTGTTTCCTATAACGTTACGGGAGTTTCTGGCCCGATGTTTATTGGCCCAGCACTGGGTCTGGCGTTTATCCATGCGACACGCGGACGTTATCCCGCAATGCTGTACTCACAGATGCCTAACGATACCAATACAAATTTTGCGGCGGCCAGCACGGGAAGCACTGGAACTGTATTTACCGGCGGCGTTATTAACGTAGATAGCGTATTTACTAGTTTCGTCGAGGGTACGAGGTTCGACGGGACGCACATATATGCCTATGATCGCCCGTCATCCGGCGTAGCGAATCAATACCAAGCGATGTTCAATAACGCACTTGGCGGCGGGTTCGTTTCGCCCGGCCTTGAGTACCGGCATGTTACGCAAAATATCATATTCTATGCGTTCAACATCGATACGCTGTCCGGCGTTGCCGTTGTTAACACGGGGGGCGGCTACAAGTATTCTAGTCGACCCTGGTGCATCCCGGCCATGGTTAAATCGGTGCGCGCATTTTCGGGCACTAACTATGAGAGTATCACCGTTCCGCACCAGGACGCGATCGTCGTTAACAAGGGGTCCGGCAATACCTTGTCGTTCCCTAACGTTAGCGATCCTACCGAACTAACGATGGTGTTCCCAGGGGCATCGCAAGCTACGAACGCCGATCTTAACGGCTTCGGCCCGGGGTCGGTCATGATGGACGGTAAGACTGGAACGGTCTGGGCCGTACGTTCTTTCGACGATACGACGGACACGCTCATTGCGGTCGCGCAGAATAACTATCGAACCATTGCGGGAGTTAAGAGTTTCGTCGTCCCGGTGACGACGAACACGGGCGCTATTTGCTACCGTCATGCTCGTCTGTACACGCCCGCTAACCCTATTTTCGGCGATTTCACCGCGGCCAGCGCAACGATCGCGAACGTTGGTAGCTCGACGGGCGTAGGTACTTCCATCGCTACGGACGTCGTGGCCGGCGATTACCTTATGTCCCCCCAGCAGCTTGATGCGGTTATGCCCGCAACTTCCAAGGTGGTTACTCCTACCAACGGGTCGCCAGGTTCGATTGTGATGAACCAAAATACTAACGCCGGGAAGGGTGCTGCACAGAAACGTCTCGCGTTCTTTTTCCGCCCCTGCCCCGCTAACGTTTAGGAGGCTCATGTGTCCGTACTTTCGTACCTGCAGGCCCAGGTTGAAGAAGCCACCGACGACGAGTATCGCAGAAAATGCCAACAGGCATGCGATGATTATGCGGCGGCACTGGATAAAATAAATGCGGCTGAAGCGATTAAAAATAGCGTACCTGTAACTCCCTCTGTCTAAGGATATCCCCGCCATGGGCACGCTTACCCAAGACGCCACAACCGCGCAGTCGCTGTTCGCCACTCTGCAGACCGCCGCGAACGCGACGACCAGTACGTATCTAAAAAACGGCGTCACGGCGCTTGGCACGGCCATGGCGCCGGCTCTTTCGTCGCCCGGCTCGGTTACCCAGTCGATCGCCGACAACATCGGCACGAAAATGCGCGCGGTCGACGGGTACGCGCAGGCGTCGCTCAGCGATGACGCGCGAAACGCCGCGGCCGGTCTGCACACGTTCCTCGCCCAGGCGTTCGTCGACCATTACGATTCGACGCTGGTGTTCGGGGAATCGGCTGGGTGGCCCGCGCCGTATAACGAGCCGCAGTCGGGCGGTAAGCACAAGCCGGCGCCGTCAGCCGGGTAGCACGTGCAGGTCGTTCCGTTCCTCTTTTATATGGCATGTGCCGTCGGGGCCGCTATCGCATCGCGTGGCGGCCCTAAGCATTGGTATGGACGGACGCTCGTCGCGAACGTGCTGCTTTTCAACGGCGTTGGCGCATTGCTGCCGACCGACTTCGGGCCGGGGCTCAACCTGCTGTCCGAATTCATGCTGTTCGAAGTCGCTGCGGTATCGTCGATCGTGGTCAACGGTCGGATGGCGATGTTTCTCGCACTTATGTTCATTTCGGTTATTTCTATAACCGTTTCAACCAGTCAGGCGCTATCCCTTTGGCCGTTTGGAAACTATGAAGTGGTAGTCAACGTTCTGTTCCTCGCAGAGTGCGCGGTTCTCGGACGTCGGGGGATCGCCAATGTCATCGGGCGAGTTTACGATGTGGTGCGTAGTCGGAGTATTTTGCGGCACCCTATGGACGACGGTGCTGTTTCTGGTCATGGGGTGGTGGCCCCTGCGGCTCGAGGATCCGAACGACACGACGATAGCGCGAAACACTCCTTGTGACGATAATGACTGACAGCGACACGCTCGCCCGGATCGCCGCTGGCTTCACGCCCGGCGCGGTCGGTATCTGGGTCGGCGTGCTCGGCGCGGCCGGGATGCTGTTCAAGCGCTGGATCGAAAATCGTAAGCTTACGATCGATGAGCGGCAGGCCAAGCGCGAGGGATTTTCCGCACAGGTCGAATTCCTGACCAAGGAAAATCGCCAGCTTCGTGAGGATTACGACGAATACCGCTCGACCGCGGAAGATCGATACGATCGCTATCGCCGGCAGTGCGAGCAGGAAACCGAGCAACTGCGCGACCAGCTTCGGGCTATCCAGGACGATATGATCGGGCTGAAGCGTAAATTCGACGCGCAAGCCGACGCGCTCGGACGTGCGGCGATAGGCGGCATGAACGCGCCGACGAGCAGTCATCGTTTTGGTGGCGTATCGCACGAAGACGACGTATAACGTCGGTATGTTGCTGATCGCCATGGACCGCGCGCCGACCGGGCGCCGTATCGATGCCCAAGGGTTCCTGCACGTCGATTCCAGTAATATCAGCAAGGCGGCGGTCAATCCGTACCGCGGCAGCGAAATCCCCGGCTGGCGGACGCTCGGGCTTGATCCCGACCGTACGTATCGAATGCTGCGGCACCCGGACGAACTGGCGAAAGCGACCGCGACGTTTAATAAATTGCCGTTGCTATCCGAACACGTCCCGGTCGATTGCGATAATATCCCGGACGAATTGATTGTCGGCTCGACCGGCAGCAGCGCGGCGTTCGACGGCTCGTTCCTGACGAACGATCTGGTCGTCTGGAAGCGCGGCGCGATCGACGGCGTGCTGTCGAATCGCAAGCGCCAGCTGTCGTGCGCCTATCGCTACACGCCCGTTATGACCCCCGGTAATTATCAGGGATTGCAATACGACGGGATCATGTCACAATTAGAGGGCAACCACGTGGCGCTCGTTATTGAGGGTCGGGCTGGTCCGGACGTTCTGGTCGGGGATGAAAATATGAAACTTACGAGCCGCGCGGCATTGATGGTATCGGGAGCGGTGGCCGCAATGGTCCGTCCCCTACTCGCCGCCGACGCCAAGGTCGACCTGACCGACGCGTTCAAGGACGTGAACGCCGCGAGTCTGGCCATGGACGGCGCACCGGCCGCCCTCGCCGCTCGTGTCGGCGATCTGGTCAAACCGCATCTCGCCGCCGACAAGGCACTCGACGCCGACGCGCTGACCGCCGTCATCGTGTCCGTGCCGATCGTCGCGCAGGACGACGCGATCGAGGATCCGAAGCCGACCCCGCCCGCCCCGGCCCCGGCTCCCGTGCCGCCCGTTACGCCAACCCCGGAGACGCCACCCGTGCCCAATCCTGCCCCCACCCCGGCCATGGACGAAAAGCGCGTGCAGGAAATGGTCGACGCGGCCCGTGCCGGTGCCCTGACCGAAGCGGCGGCGATCCGTACCGCCGAACGTGAAGTCGAACCGTTTATCGGCGAAGTCGCCGCAATGGACAGCGCCGCGGGCGTCTACAAACTCGCGCTCGACCACCTCAAGGTCGATCTGACCGGCGTGCCGGAATCGGCGTACGGCGCGGTTCTCCGCACCCAGCCGAAGCCGGGCACCGTCACGGTCGCGCAGGACCGCAATTACGTTCCGACGGGCGGCGGCAAGCTGGCCGGTATCGTCAAACTCGCGCCGATGGGGGTGATTTAATATGGCCGGTTTTCAGGTTTCCGTCAGCGCCCAGATGGCGCCGGGTATCGAAGGCGGCTGGTCCGGCGCGAACCCGCATTTCACTTTGACCAACCCGGACGAAGGCATGTGGGTCGTCGGTTCGACCGGCGCGATCATCGGCCGTTTCGCCTGGGGCAACGTCGCCACGGGTCGTGTCACCAGTGCCCATCCGGGCGTTGCGGTCACGCGTATCGGTTTCGTCCATAAGGACCAGCCGGTCTATATCACCGGCCTCAATCTCGACTCGTCCATGACGCTGACCAGCGGTCAGATGATCGACCTGCTCGAGGATGGTCCGGTCTGGGCACGCTTCGCAGGCGGCGCGACGACGAACATGAAGGTCTACGCGAGCTATGCGGACGGTTCTTGCCGCGCGGCGATCACCGGCGCGGCCGCTACGGCGACCGGCGTAACCGTCACGACCACCAACGGCACGCCGAATCTGACCGCAGTCGCGGGCGGAACGCTCGTCCCCGGTCAGCTGATCAGCGGCACGAACATTCCCGCCGGCGCGTTCGTCGTCAGCGTCGGTTCGGGCACGGCGGTCATGTCGGCCAACGCGACCGGCTCGGCGAGCGGTACGGCGGTCACGCAGACGCTCGATTACGAAACGGCCTGGACGGTCCGGTCAAACTGTCTGTCCGGCGAAGTCGCCAAAATCTCGGTTCGGGGGTAACACACAATGCGCGATCCTATCTTGCGGGCCGAACTGGCGGAACGCGGCGTTTTCTTTCCGCCCATGGCGATCATGGCGGAAGACGGCTACGACGCGTCGGGTACGTACAACGCCGGTAACGACCGCCTTCGCGCCTGGAAGCGCGACTGGCTGATCGCCGCCGACGCGAACCCCTCGCTCGTCAGCCCCGAACTGCGCTACGCGATGGACGCGCAGCCCGGCATGATCACCACGCCGAACGCGGGCGTCCCGCTGCTCTTCACGTCGATCGTGGATCCGCAGGTCGTGCGCACCGTGTTCCAGGTGCTGAGCGCCGAAGACGTGTACGGCGCCGCGGTCCAGAAAGGTTCGTGGGTCACGCAGGTCGATTATTTCCCGCTGGTCGAGCCGACCGGTCAGGTCGCCACGTACGGCGACTATTCCGAAAACGGCGCGGTCGACGTCAACGCGCAGTGGACGCCTCGCCAGCCCTATGGCTACCAGACGTTCAAGCGCTACGGCGAACAGCAGATGGCCCGCTGGGGCGCTGCCGGCCTGAACTATTCGGCCGAACTGGACGTCGCGCGAGCGATCAAGTTCAACCAGTTCCAGAACAATTCGTATTTCTTCGGCGTGACCGGTCTGGTCAATTACGGCTCGCTCAACGATCCGTCGCTTATCGCGGCGATCGCGCCGTACACCAAGGCAGCGGGCGGTACGGCATGGACCAACGCCACGGCCGACGAAGAGTACAACGATATCGCGCTCAAGCTTTACACCCAGCTGGTTACCCAGATGGGCGGTAACGTTCGCGCCGACACACCGATGACGCTGGCCTTGTCGACGCTGCGCGAGCCGCTGCTCGCTCGCAAGACGCAGTACGGCATGACCGTTCGCGAATATCTAATGTCGACGTTCCCGAACCTGCGTATCGTCACCGCGCCGCAGTTCTCGACGCAGGCCGGCGAGCTCGTTCAGCTGATCATCGGCAATTACGAGGGCGTCCAGACGGTCGTCCCCGCCTATACCGAAAAGCTTCGCGCGCATGCGGTCGTCACCGAATCGTCGTCCTGGCGCCAGAAGCTTTCGGGCGGCACCTGGGGCGCGATCATCCGCCGGCCGATCGCTATCGCGCAGATGATCGGCATTTAATTCAGGACAGGAACCGAACCTATGACTACTTTTGTTGCTTGCGCCCTGTCGTCCGGTCTGGTGATCGAATTCGCCGGTACGACCGTCAAGCTGAACGGCGCGAACGAAGGGCTCGACCCGCTCAACCTGCCGCGCAACGGCATGGCCGACGATACGGCGTTCCGCATGTCCGGCTACGGTCTGACCCGTTTGGACGACGCGAACGAAGCGGCGTTTCTCGGCTGGGTCGACGAAGTGACCAAGGCTCCCGACGGTAAGACGCCGTTGAAGGATCCATTCGCCCCGATCGCCAATGGCGCGATTTTCTGGGCTGGGTCGGAAGCCGACCTGCGCAAGGAAGCGAACAAGAACGAATCGAAGGGAATGGGCCTCGATCCGTCCAAGGATCTGCCCGCCGACGTCGAGACGTCCGACGAAACCAAGGCTGCGGCCAAGGGCAAGTAATTTGTCATGGGGGTAGCGGTTTTCGATTATGCCGCCTGGGCGGCCCGCTATCCCGAACTGACCGGGCCGAACGGCGTACAGGAACCGCTCGCTCAAGCGCTGTTCGCCGAAGCGGGTATCTACCTCGACAATACCGACGGGTCGATCGTCTGTGACGTTCCGACCCGTCTCGCGTTGCTGAACATGATCGTCGCGCACCTTGCCGCCAGCGAGGGCTGGTCGAGCAACGGTAAGAATCCGTCCGGTTTCGTCGGGCGCATCACCGACGCGTCGGAAGGATCCGTCCGGGTCAAGGTCGCTGATATCGTCGCGTCGGGCACTGAACAATGGTGGCTGCAAACCCCGTACGGTTTCTCATTCTGGACCGCGACCGCGCAGTACCGCACGATGCGCTACGTTCCCGGCCCCGATCGTTCGTTCGAACCGTACGGCGGGTTCTACGGCGTGCGCGACCAGTGGCCGAGATAAACGTCCCGGGGTCGCTGCTGCGCGACCAGATGGATCGGCTCGGCAAGAAAATCCGATCGGGCGGTTACGTGCGGGCGGGATTTCTTGAGGGTGCGACGTATCCGGACGGAACGTCCGTGGCGACCGTCGCCGCAATCAATAATTTCGGTGCGCCCGCGAAGGGCATCCCTCCCCGCCCGTTCTTTACCAATGTGATCCGGTCGAACAGCGCCGAATGGGGCGCCAAGCTTGGCAAGATTCTGGTTGCTGTCGGCTGGGATACGCACCGGGCGCTTGAACTGATCGGCGAAGTGATCGTCGGCGATATCCGTCAGTCGATCGTCGACACGAACGGGCCGCCGAATTCGCCCGTCACGAACCTGCTCAAGCAACGCTTCCCGACGGGAGACGGGCTGACGTTCGCCGACGTGATCGAAGCGTGGCGTGACGTCGCGAACGGACAGGCGGACGCGCCGGCAGGCAAACCGCTTGTGTGGTCGGGTCATATGCTCGATAGCGTGTCGGCAGAGGTCACCGATGGTTAATCTACGCATCGCCGCGAACATGCTTACCCGGACGATCAATCCGAACGTCTCGGCGACGGTTCGTATCTGCACGGGCTATCAGGATGCGCCCGGCGCGCGCCGTACCCCGACGTACGCCGACCCGGTGCCGGTAACGATCCAGATTCAAGCCCTGACGCGGCGCGACGTCGAGCACCTGAGCTCGCTCAATATCAGCAACGCCGTCTGGTCGTGCTATTCGAACCTGCAGCTGACGCCGGTTGACCGCAAGACGCAGACCGGCGGCGACCTGGTGAAATTCGCCGATCCCGTATCGGGCAGTCTCGACACGTGGCTGGTCGTCGCGCTGCTCGAGGGCTGGTCGACCGCCGGCTGGTGCCGCGTCGCGCTCGTCAAGCAACTGGACGCAGCCAATGGCGGATGATCCCGACGTTCCTTACCTGCCTGGGAACCCGTTCGGTGCGAGCGGGCCGGCGCCCGGTGCGCTGGGCGTCTCGATCCCGGAAAACCAGATGGTCGACGCGATCAAGACGTTTATCCAGGGAATCGTCGGGACCGGCGTGCCGGTCGTCCGTGGCCAGGATAACAGGGTCGCCCAACCCGCGCAGGGCGATTATTTCATCGTTACGCCCAGTGCGCGCCATCGAATCGCAACGAACCAGGACACGTACGACACGGACGCCGATCGGCGCCACGCGCAGCGCAGCATACGGGCCGACGTGCAGATCGACGCGTACGGGCCGAACAGCGCCGACTATACCGAAGCCGTTTCGATGCTATTCCGCGATATGTACGGGACCGAGGTTTTCGCACCGTTTTCGGTTCAGCCGCTCTACTGTGGCGACGGGCAGCAAATGCCGCTCGTCAACGGCGAGGAACAGTATGAAGACCGATGGACGTTCAGTATGTCGCTTCAGCTGAACCCCGCCGTCTCGACAAGCCAGCAGTTTGCGGATAGTGTGGTGCTTAATCTGGTGGAGGCGGACTAAATGGTGGGCACGATTCCCGCATCGACGGTCGTAAATATCGTCCCGAACGTCATCGACGCCGGCGGCACCGGACTCGACCTTGTCGGTTTGATCCTGACCAACTCCACGCGCGTTCCGATGGGCTCGGCCGTCCGACTGTCGTCGCTGCTCGCCGTGCAGCAGTATTTCGGTTCGCTGTCGACGGAAGCGTCGCTGGCCGCCATCTATTTCGGCGGCTATGACGGATCGACCGCCAAGCCCGCCGCGCTCGTTTTCTGGCAGTATCCGACCGCCGCCGTGCCCGCGTATCTACGGGGCGGCCTGCCGCTCACGCTCGCCCAGCTTCAGGCCGCCAGCGCCGGTACGATTTCGCTGACGATCGATGGCCGCTCGGTCACGTCGTCGAGCCTGTCGTTCGGTTCGGCGACCAGCATGTCCGATATCGCCGCGACGATCCAGTCCGGCCTGAACGACAAGGATGCGTCGACGACCGGCAGTATCACCGGCACGGCGATGACCGTCGCGTCCGGTACGGGTATTGTCGTCGGGCAGACGGTCAGCGGCTCGGGCGTTACGGTCGGGACGAAAGTCGTGTCCGGCTCGGGCACGTCGTGGATCGTCACCCCTTCCCAGACCGCTGCCAGCACGACGCTGACGTTCGGTCAGACGACCGTCGCGTACGACTCGATTTCCGGCGCGTTCGTCATCACCGCGGGCACCCCGGGTGCGACCGGAACGATCACCGTCGCCACGGGCGCCATGTCGGCCAATCTCGCCCTTACGACCGCGACCGGTGCCGTGACCAGTCAGGGGTCGGCGATCGCCACGCCTGCCGCGTCGATGACCGCCGTTCTCGCCCAGACGCAGAATTTCGCGTCGTTCATGACGACGTTCGAACCGGTCACCGCCGATGCGCTCGCGTTCGCCGCATGGACGGCCGGACAGAACGACGATTACGTTTACGTGGCGTGGGATACCGACGCGGTGCCCGCCGGCACGACCGACACGGCATCGTTGATGTACCTTATCAGCCAGGCGAATTACGACGGCACGATCGGCATATACGCGCCGATCAATCAGGCGAAGGCCGCCGCGTTCGTCATGGGTTGGGCGGCGTCGCTCAACTATCAGCAGGCGGACGGGCGCGCGACGTTGAAGTTCCGCAGCGGCTCGGGACTGGTCGCCGACGTGACCGACGCCGTTACCGCGGCGAACCTGACCGCGCACGGCTACAATTTCTATGGCACCTATGCGACCGCGAACGATCAATTCACGTTCATGTCGCCCGGTTCGATCAGTGGCCAGTATCTATGGGCGGACAGTTTCGTCAATCAGATCCAGCTGAACAACGCGCTGCAACTCGCATTGATGGATTTCCTGACGTCGGTCGGTCGCATCCCGTTCAACGAGGTCGGATACGGCAAGGTCGAAGCGGCGATGACCGGCCCAATCCAGGACGCCCTGAATTTCGGTTCGATCGTGCCGGGTGTGACGCTCAGTGCGGCGCAGATCGCGCAGGTAAACGCCGCGGCGGGCGGTCGAGATATCGCCACGACGGTCAGCCAGCGCGGCTGGTATATCCTGGTCGTTGACGCGTCGCCGCAGATTCGCGCCGCGCGCGGGCCGCTGCAGGTTTTCCTGTACTATTGCGACGGGCAGGCGGTCCAAACGATCACCGTGTCGAGCACTGAAATCGAGTAGGGGCAATTATGGCGGTTCAACCGAACGATCGGACCACAACTTCAGCAAACGTGATTTTGCTGCTGTCGGTCCGTAACCTTTTCCCGTCGCCCCAGCAGATCCAGGGCTTTGCGTCGGACGAAATGATCTCGACCGAAGCACTCAATAATATCGAATCGAGCATGGGCGCCGACGGTCGGTTGTCCGCCGGATTCACGCCGGCCGCCACGACGATGACCGTCACACTCCAGGCGGACAGCCTTAGTGTCGATTTCTTCGAACAGGTACAGGCCGCGCAGGCGCAGGCGCGCGAGGCGTACGTATTCGACGGAACGTACATCATGGCGTCGGTCGGCAAGAAATACGACCTGGTTCGCGGCTTCCTGCAGGGCGGCCCGAAATTCGCCAGTGCGCGCCGTGTCCTGCAGCCGCGGCCATGGGTAATTATCTGGGAGCAGGTAACGCCTGCCCAGACCTGACAGGAAGGGCAGACGATCCGTGCGTAAAAGAAACATCGTAACGATTCCGAGCGGCGATCCGGACAAGAACCGCGATCAGGGAAAATCGTATTTGCTGACCGAGATGCCGGCGCGGCAGGCGGAGAAATTCGCCATGCGCCTGGTACTCGCGCTCGCCGCCCAAAAGCTGATCGACCCCGAGATTGCCCGTAACGGCGTTGCCGGACTGTCGCACGTCACGACCGATATGCTCGGCGGCCTGTCGCCGGACGTTATCGAACCGTTACTGGACGAGATGCTCGACACGTGCGTCGATTATGTCGGCGACCCGTCGAAGCGTGACGATGGGAGATCGACCGTCGAGGGCCGCATGGTCCCGATCAGCCGGCCGCTCATTCCGGACGATATCGAGGAAGTGACCACGCTGCTCTTGCTGCGCGGGAGGCTTATCGATTTGCATACGGGTTTTTCCGTGACCGCCTTCCTGTCCCGTATGGGGGAGGCGGCGAAAGAGAAATTGACTATGCTGAATACCCCAACATCCCTCGAACCGCAGGATCCATCGTCGGACGCGGCCTAGCGACACTGGCCGAGCTTGATACGATTTACGGTTTGGAGGATATGTACGACCTGTTAGAAATCGCTCAGGTCGACGCGATCAACGAAAGAAAGGCAACGCAAAATGCCGGCGGGTAACATGCTCGAGGCGTTTTTCGTTTCCCTTGGCTGGGATACGCGCGATTTCGATCGCGGTCGTAAACAGATATCGTCAGACTTCGGCAAGACCAAAGACGACGCGCGGAAAACCGCGAACGATATCGAAGCGGCGGGCAAGCAAGCCGCATCGTTTTTCCGATCGCTCCGTAACGAGACGGTCGGACTGTTCCTCGCGTTCCAGGGCGCGTCGTCGCTCAAATCATTCCTTGGCGATATCATCACCACGGCGGCCAGTACCGACCGTCTCGCAAAGAACATGGGCGTTGCGCGGAACGAACTGTACGCCTGGCAAAACCTCGCGAAAACGAACGGTGGCACGCCCGCCGACGCGCGCAACGCACTCGGCACGATGGCCGATCAGATTCAAAGCTGGAAGCTCGGAATATCGACCGGGAACGAACAGAACCTTGCAGGCCTGGGGCTGACCCGTAACGATTACACGACCCCCGACCACATGCTTGAAAAGATCTCGGAAGCGGCCGGGAAGATGGATCGCGCGACGTTTTCGAAACGTCTCGGACTGCTCGGGTTCTCCCCGGAAATGATCGACCTGCTATCGAAGGGCCGCGGCGAGCTCGAAAAGCAACTGGAGGTGCAGCGTAAATTGGCGTCGCTGACCGCCGACGATGCGAAGGCGGCCGAAGATTTCCAGAAAGCGTTGGCGGAATTGCAGACGTCACTGACCGGAACCGTATTGCCGGCGATTACCGGGTTGCTCGAATGGTTCCGCGATTTCCTTGAAGTCAATAAAGACTTGAAGCTGACCGTTCCCGAAGTGTCAGCGTTGTTCGGCCTGCTTGCGCTGGCGATCGCGCCGGCCGCGGTCGAAATGGCGATTTTCGTATTTGCGGCTCTGGGTGCGATCAATATCATGCGCCGACTGCGCGGCGAACCGCCCATCGTTATTAAAATCCCGCGGTTCGGCGGTATCGGGGGGATGGGCACGGCAGGCGGTGACGGGGGTGACGGACGACCGACGAACGACAAAGGCCAGTACATCGGCGGCAACGGCATGTTTAACTTAGATTCGATCGATAAGGCAGCGGGGCGTGGCGGCGGCAGCGGCGCAGCGAGCAGTGTCGAAGCGTTTCTGATCGGGCGTGGTGTCAGCCCGCAGGTCGCGCGCGGTGTGGCGGCGGGTGTCTACGCGGAAGGCGGCTCGCCGACGGCCCGTAACCCGACGTCCGGCGCGTTCGGTATCGGGCAGTGGTTGGGTGGCCGGAAGAAAGGATTGCTCCAACGGTACGGCCCGAACCCGAACATGCAACAGCAAATGGAATACCTGCTATGGGAATTGCGCGGCGGCGACCACGGCGGGGCGTCTGTGCTCGGTTCGGGCAGTGCCGGTGCAGCAGGCTATAACTACATCACGAAATTTATGCGTCCGGCCGCCGGCGCGGAAACTATCGGCGACCTTTCGCGCGTTCGTCAGTTCCTCGGTTCGCGCGCCCCGGTCGGCGGCGGGGCAGGCGGCGGGGGCGGCTCGACCGTGACGATCGGTGCGATAAACGTTACGACGCCGGACGCAGATAGTTTCGCGAAGAAAGACCTCGAGCAGAAATTGCGGTCGCGCGGTCTGGTCGTCCAGGCGGCGCGCGGGATGAGCCGATAATGCCGCACGTCCCGAACGCACCGGGCGTCCCGCCTCTCACGTCGCATGACGGCGGCGGGGGCGAGCCGCTGGCGACAGAGAACGTCACGCAAGCCGACGCCGCCACGTCGTATCAATGGGGTGTGTTCGCCTCGCACGGGGACGCCGTGCTTGAGCCGGACAGCTTCGGCGGGATCGAATATTCGCTGGACTACCGTATCGCCGACTATCCGATGGAATCGGGCCAGTTCGGTTCGTACAACAAGGTCGCGACGCCGTGGCATAATCGTGTCACCGTCAGCAAGGGTGGATCGCTTGCCGAGCGGCAGGCGTTCGAAACAACGCTGGCGCACCTCGCCGCGTCGCTCGACCTGTATAATATCGTCACGCCCGAACGCGCGTACCTGGACTGCAATATCACGGCGGTTCGGCTGTCGCGCAATGCCGAACGTGGCGCCGGGCTGCTAACGTACGATATCGATTTCGTGCAGATCCGCCAGACCGGCGAAATCCAGTTCGACGACGATAGCGTTGCGACCGCTCAGCCGGACAGCGCGACGAAAGCCGATGCGGTGCCCGGCACGACGAAACCCGCCGCGCCGAAACTGCCCGTTGCAAAGACGCCGAAAAGCCCCGCCGCCGCGCGTCGCCAGAGTCGCGGGTCGATCCAGCCGAAGGGGCCGAGCCGTGCGGAAATCAACCGTCTGAAGGGACTCGGCGCGACCGAATTGCCCAACGGCGATTTAGTGCTAAAACTGTAGCATGTCGCTTCCCTACCCTACCGAAGATGGCGGCGGCACGGTCGGAGGCGGCGGGTCACCCACGCCTACTCCAACGCCAAGCCCCACGCCGACACCGACACCCTCGCCGGCCGCGCCGCCCCCTCCCGTTCCCCCGCCGCCAGTTATACCGCCCCCGCCGACCGCGCCGAACATCGTCGGCTCGACGGTCAGTTCGGACGTGCCGGTCAGCGCCCAGTCGATTGCGTTGATCGCCGTGCCAGCGCAGCGGGTCGATACGCAGCTGGGGCGCCAGCCCTGTACGATTTTCGTCTACCAGAAAACGACCGGGCTATATCTAGATTTGTTCGTGTCGGACGTGCCGATCGTCACCGGCGCGCTCTGTCCGGAAGGCGTGTTCCTGGTGCGCGACGCGTACCTTGGATTCACGGGCGATTTGATATTCGTCGACACGGAAGGAACCGACGATCCGGATTATACTGGGCTCGGTTCGCGCTGGTCGTTGCTTTGGCTGGCGCCGGTGTCGTGACGTTTACCGGCCGCCACATATCGTTGAAATTCTCGCTCGGACAATCGACCGACGGGACGCAGCGCAATCTGGGGGTTGCCGGGGCGACGTCCGTCACGCTCGACGGCCATCGCGTGAAAGCCGATATTACGTATTCCGGCGCGGCCGACACGGCGCACGCGTCGGTCATCGTGTACGGCATGCCGCTCGATATTATGAACCGGCTGACCGTGCTGAACACACTCAACCCAACCGATGGGATCCAGAATTACGTAACGATCAGCGCGGGCGACGACGAAGCGGGTATGTCGGTCTGTTTCGTCGGGAACATATCGGAGGCATGGGCCGATTTCAGCGGCGCGCCGGACGGTAAATTCGTCGTGTCGGCATTTTCCGGCGTGTATCCTGCGATCAAGCCCGTCCCGCCGACCAGTTACCGCGGTTCGGTCGACGTGGCGACCGTTATGGAAGGGATCGCCGCGCAATGGGCGTCGCAGCCGGGTGAGCCGCGCTTGACGCTCGAAAATAACGGCGTGACGGGGAAAATCGATAATCCATACCTGTCCGGCACGCTGACCCAGCAACTCGATAAAATGCGCCAAGCGGCCGGTATCGAAGCGGTCGTGGTCGGCTCGATCCTCGCGATTTACCCGAAGGGGAAAGCGCGTAGTGGCCAGCCGATTATCGTTTCGCCCGACACGGGACTGGTCGGCTACCCGACGTTTACGCAGAGCGGCGTTCAGTTCCAGACGCTTTACAACCCGTCGATCGTGTTCGGCCGGCGGGTTCAGATCCAGTCGATCCTGGCACAAGCGGCCGGTATCTGGCGGGTCGATAACGTGAGCCATAATCTTGAAGCCGAGACGCCGAACGGCGCGTGGTTCACGCACGTCGAATCCACTTCGATCAGTCGCGAAACGCCGGTGAGTTATGGTTAGTTCATTCGTCGGACCGGGCCGTATCGTCGACGGCAACAGCGAATATAGCCGGATTAAATTCGTATTCGAGCAGCTGCTCGATAACGTTTCGACCGCCATGCCGTGCAAGGTCGTGTCGGTCAGCGCGGACGGTGCGCGCGTCGACGTGCAGCCGATGGTAAACCAGCTGGACGGGGCGGGTAACGCCGTCCCGCACGGCACGGTAAACGGGCTGCTCGTCTGGCAGTATCGCGCCGGTGTCAGCGCCGTGCTGCTCGAGCCGGCCGTGGGAGATCGCGGACTGGTCGTTTTCTGCCATTCGGATATCAGCAGCGTTAAAGCGAGCGGCGACGTCGCGAACCCGGGATCATTGCGGAAGTTCGACTATTCGGATGGCGTATACCTGGGCGGTCTGTTCGGCGACACGCCCGAGCAGTATATTAAGCTGTCCGGCGTTGGGATCGAGCTTGTCTCGCCGCGCGTGTCGACGAGCGGTAACCTGTCGGTCGGCACCGGCGCGACCGGCTCGTTTACCGACGCGAGCGGGCAGGTCGTCACGGTGGTCGACGGGATAATCACGGGGATTGTATGACGATCAATACGGCATTCTTCGACCAGATCGCGGACCAGGCGGCGCTGTGCCGCACGTGTGCGGACGTCCAGCGGCTCGCCGATAGTTGCGTGCCGCAGCTGAACGACTTACTCGCGGCGATCGGCGTGCAGCAGTCGGTACTGGCTGGCGCGCAGGAATTGCTGACGTTGAACCCGGCGAATCTGGCCGATGTCATTTCGTTTATCGGCAAGCTGCAGACCGAATTGCTCGGCCCGATGCTTGCCGCTTACGCTAAGGTCGTCGCGCAGACCGCGGAGACGGCAACGGCAGTGACCGGCGCGATCGCGGCGATCGAAGCGACTGCGGCGGCGATACCGGGCTGCACGATTACGGTGTGAGACGGATCGGCGCGGACGAGAAGGGATGCGCGGCGTCGAAATTAATAACCGTCGCGATCGTTTGGGCGATCGTTGGATTTACCGCCACACAAACCGGGTCGCCACCATTGTCATAGACGGTACATCCACGCGCACGAACAGGCACGTAAATTTTGTGAGGGTCGCTCACTGTCCGCCCTCCTCGTCCGTTTCGAACCGACCGCCGCGCCACGTCCCGCAGCCGCGTACCGGCAACAATTCGCGATCGCCGTCGGCGCGTACGGTCCGCAGCGACCCGCGTAAGGGCGGCCTGCCGAACACGCGCAGGACGTGCTGGTATGTCTGGCGGCGGGCGGTCACAGCCCGATTCCCGCAGTGCGTTCTATTTCGTCCATATAACGGGCGATTTGTTCACGCAGCCACGGTTCGAAGTGGTCGCCACGCCACGAATTCTCGCCGAACGTCACGCCCGCACCGGGAAGTCGGTCAATCGAGATGACCGCAACTACGCCGGCCTCCGGGAAGACGGTAGCCAACGCATTGCCCGTTTCCGAGTCGTGGAACTGGATCGCGTAGAACGGCACGCCCGACACACCATTACGATGAAAGGCGATTTGCATAATCGATCGTTTCATTTCGATTCTCCCGTCACCGTCGCGTCGTATAGCGCGGCCAGCTGCTCGGTCGTGACGTTCGCGAGGAACTGCGCGATTGCCGCTCGGGCGGCCACGCCGACGGTCAGGCCGGTCAGCGCGTCCAGCATACGGGCGGCTTTGTCGGAGGGGGTCATTTACTTGGTTCCCTCGCAAGCGTTCCAACCCTTGACGAAATCGGAACGGCACCGGTCGTTCGTCGAGCGCATTCCGAAATGGCATCCGTAACTATCTCGCGGCATGCCGAGCGAGGCGGCCAGCGCGCCAGCGGCGAACGGGTGGTCGGTTTTCATCGCGTCGATGGTTTGGCGGTCGATCGTTTGCATCTCGTCGGTTCCTCGTTTCGATAACGAATCACCTAACGGGTATTGACCGTGTCGTCAATGGCTAAAATGATACGGCCCGCGCCAATACTCCCAAACGCGGGCCGTACCCGTCCGTCGCGCGTCTCTCCGGTTTGCAGACCGGGCCGACAAGTCGCGCGGGGCGCATAATATAACGATTGGTGTGGGAAGGAAAGCGGCCCGTTCTGTTGCTACGCCGGGACCATGCGCCATCGAATTACGCCGCTGCGCGGGCATCCGAAATGTAATTGTCATTTGCGACAGTTACGGTTTTGGGCGTTAGGGTGCTCCGTCCCGGCCGCGTTCCGTTTCTCTCCGCGCAGTCGATCCTGTTTCGCCCCCATCAATACCAGCGGTTTCATCGTTCAGTATTCGGCGGCGCCGCCTAGTCCCTACTAGATCGCTATTCGGTGACGGTCCATGGAATCCCGTCATTTATCCGGCTAGTTTCTGGATTGGAGTCCAGTCTGGTCCGGCCGATGCTCGCCCAATTGCGTTAGGGTCCGCTGGTAATGGTGGAGGCGGCGGGCACTGCCCCCGCGTCCTTGCGCTTTAATCAACAGACCGAATTACGGCCATATCTCGACAAGTGCCAACTCGTCGCTCGACTCGGTACGCCTCTCGTCCGAGTCGTGTCAATACCCGCCGCTAGACCGGCCCGCACCGACCGTGCTACACATTCCGGCATGTCGTCCACGCTCCTGCTCGACCGGCTCGTCTGGGATCTCGTCGTCGACGCGTCGGGCAATATCGCGCTTGCGACCGAGCCGTACAGCCAGATACAGGACGCGGCGAGTGCGGCCCGCACGTTCGAAGGCGAGCCGTGGTACGATATCAGTCTCGGCCTGCCGTATTTCGATCAGATTCTGGGGCGCCTGCAACCGATCCAGGTATTCCGCGCGCGGGCCGTTCAAGCCGCGCTGACGGTGCCGGGGGTGACGGACGCTAAAGTCGTGATTACAGCCTATTCGAAGCGTGCTATTACCGGCCAGCTGCAAATCCGCACGGACGCTGGCGTACAGGGGGCCTCGTTTTGACGACCAACGTTCCGTCCGCCACGTTCGGACCCGCCGGCTTTTCGACCCCGGGCGAATCGGCGATCCTGACGGGCGTGTTCGCCGACTTCCAGTCCGCCTTCGGCGGCAAGCTCAATCCGGGGCTGTCGACCCCGCAGGGCCAGCTGGCGACGAGCATCACGACGATCATCGGCCAGACGAACGACCTGTTTCTTTACTACGCCGCGCAGGTCGACCCGGCGACGGCGTCGGGCCGTTTCCAGGACGGTATCGCCCGTATCTATTATCTGTCGCGCCGCGGCGCGCTGCCAACGACCGTCGCGTGTCTCTGCACCGGCGCGTCGGGCACGATTATCCCCGCCGGGTCGCTGGTGCTCGCGACCGACGGCACGCAATACCAGTCGTCGGACGCCGCGACGATCTCGGGCGCCGGCACGGTAACGGTCAATTTCCAGGCGGTCGTCCCCGGTCCGACGACCTGCCCGGCGAATACCGTCACGTTCATTCAGTCGGCGATCCCCGGCTGGGATACGGTCAATAACCCGACCGACGGCACGCCGGGGCGCAATACCGAGACCCGGGCCGAATTCGAGGAACGCCGCGGCAAGTCCGTTTCGCTCAATGCGACCGGGATCCTGCCCGCGATCCGTGCCGCACTGCTACAGGTCGACGACGTGATCGACGCGTACGTTACCGAGAATTCGACCGGTTCGGCCGTGACGATCGGTGGCGTTTCGGTCGCGGCGCATAGTATGTACGTCGCGGCGGTCGGCGGGTCGGATGCAGATGTTGCGCGTGCGATCTGGCTGAAGAAACCGCCCGGCTGCGATTATACCGGCACGACCAGCGTGGTCGTCCAGGACACGGGCAGCGGGTACGTGCCGCCCTACCCGTCGTATACGGTCAAATTCCAGCGACCGACCGCCGTTCCAATTTACATGACCGTGCAACTGACCGACGGCGGCGACGTACCGTCCGACGTCGAGGCGCAGGTTCGCAACGCCATCACGACTGCGTTCGTCGGCGGGGATGGTGGCACGAGCGCGGGAATCGGCTCGACCGTCTACGCCAGCCGTTATTACGCGGCGGTCGGGCTACTCGGCACGTGGGCGCGTATCGTATCGATCAAGGTCGGCACGACCAGTCCCGGCGCCGCCGATGACGTGTCGCTCAATATCGACCAGACGCCGACGCTCACCGCGGCGAACATCACCGTTACCCTCGTATGAGCCGGTATTTTCCGTCGATCATTTCGCAATATGCGAACAGCCCGGTCATCAACGCGCTGCTCGACTCGATCGAGTCGGCGATCGTGCCGGACTTCGACGCGTTCTACGATAATATCTGGAATATCCTCACGGCGACCGGCTACGGGCTCGACGTGTGGGGCCGGATCGTCGGCGTTGCGCGCGTGCTACATATCCCGGTCGCGGGCGACTATCTTGGATTTACCGAGGCGACCGACGCCGATACGTTCGGACACGGCGTGTTCTACGACGGGGCGACCGCGACGAACAGCTTTTCGCTTTCCGACGACGCCTACCGCGGATTGATCCTCGCCAAGGCCGCATTGAACATCACGAACGCGTCGTCATCGTCGATCAATGCGATTCTCATGGCGCTGTTTTCGACGTACGGAAACTGTTATGTTCGCGACAACGGGGGAATGTCATTGACCTACGTTTTCGGCGCGACGCTCAATTCCGTAGATAACGCGATCGTCACGCAATCGGGCGTCCTGCCGCGTCCGGTCGGCGTGTCGTCGACGGTGGAGCAACCGTAATGCAACTGTCAGACCTCCCCACCCGGTTCGCCTACGCGTTCGCGTACATGGCTGCGGCGGGTTATACGCGAGTGATCCCCGAGACACACCAGACGCCGAGCGGCACCGACGCGCCGGCGAACCTGTACGACGGGTTTCAACAGCTGAATTTCAGCGCGGTCGGTGCGGGCGGTATCCCGCCGAGCGGGCAGGACTTTAACGGCATCCTGAACCAGGTGACGGCCGGTATGCGCTGGCTGCAGGGCGGCGGCCAGGCGGTCTATAACAGCACGTTCGCAACGAAAATCGGCGGCTATCCGAAGGGCGCAATCCTGCTGTCGTCGGACGGTACGAAACAATGGATCTGCACAGCAGATAACAACACGTCCGATCCGGACGCCGCCGGCGCGAACTGGCGGTTGCTGTCGCGCGACCCGCTGACGAACGCGAACTATTTCTACCACCCGAACGGCGCGCTCGAGCAATGGGGCAAGACGCTGCTGACCAGTACGGGCGAACCGGTCGTGGCGACGTCGTTGTATATCGCCTATTCGAACGCCGCCTACGATATTCAGATGACCCCACTTATCTACGCGCCGAACGTGCTGTGCGATACGTGGGTACAGGTCATCGAATCGACCGTCACGGCGTCTGGCTTCAGTGCGCAGTACCAGCACGCCCAGAACGGCGGCAACCCGAACCTCGACGGCTATCGCTGGCGGACTATCGGTTACTAGCATTTTACGGTAAGGAGTGATCCCTATGGCAACGAACCCTCCTGTTAACCCGACCGACGGCCCGGCGCCGGCATATGTCGTGCCGCCGAACACCGATGCCGCGAAGCTGCAGGCCGGTCTGGCGACCAGTGTCCGCGATATCGGCGTCGTCGTCGCGTTCGGCACGGCGATTCTCGGGTTCGTCAGCAAGCACGACCTTGCCGGTGCGATCGCGTATCTTCAGAGTGCGCCCGCCGTCCCGGCCCTGACCCTCGTTTGCGGCATCGCGCTCAGTGCGTACCGTTTCTGGAACGCGCGCCGCAACGTGAAGATTACCGCACTCGCCGCCGAATCGCGGCCGAACAGCGTCGTCCAGGTGAAGGAATCATGATGCGCCGTCTCGCTATTCTCGCGCTGCTCGTCGCGCCGCTGCCCGCCTGTACGGCGCTCGACGCGAACCACGTCACGCTGACGATCGACGCCGGGTACGCCAGTACCGAGGCGGCGTTTGTCGCTTTCCAGAACGCGGCGATCGCCGGGATCCGGAACGGCACGATCACCGGCGCGACCAAGGCACGCGTTCTCGACCTGCTCGCACAGGGCCAGACGATCAATAACCGGCTCTACGCGACCCGTTCGGCGGCCGATATCGTGCTGCTGTCCGGCATCGTCTCGCAACTGACCGCACTCGGTATCAAAGGGAACTGACACATGGGCGATATCCTTCCGATTTTGCAGCGCGCGCTGGCACTCGCCGCCGAGCTCGCCGGCCTGCTCCCGGTGATCGAGCAGAATTATCAGTCGATCAAGGACGCGCTGTCGAACGACGACGACGCGGCGCTGCGTCGACTGATCGACGATTTGCACAACCAGTCGGTCGATAATGCCGCGACGCTCGAGGCGCTACGCGATCCGGCACCGACCCCCGCACCGACCGCGAAAGCCGCGAAGTAATGCGCCTGGTTCGGCTCGCACTCGTCGCGCTGGCGGGGCTGATCGCCCTGCCCGCCGCCGCGCAGGTTATCGCGACGCTTCCCGTCACGTGTAACGCGAGCGGGACGAACTGTACGCAGGCGACGCCCGTCGTCAATCCGGACGGCACGACTATTTCGGGCGGCGGCGGGGGCGGCACGCCGACGGGTACGGCAGGATCGCCGAACGCAGCGGTCGTGACGGTCCAGGGCGTTTCGGGCGGTACGGTTGTCCCGATCAGTGCGGCGGCGCTCCCGTTACCGACCGGTGCGGCGACCGAAACGACACTGGCCGCTGCGAGCGGTAAACTCCCGGCGTCCCTGGGCGCGAAAACGGGCGCGACTAGTCTATCCGTCGTTCCGGCTTCGGATGGGTTCGCAACGATCGCAGGCGGAAATGTAGCGTCAGGCGCGACCGACAGCGGCAACCCGATCAAAATCGGGGGTGTATATAATTCCGGCGCGCTATCGGCTGTTACGACCGGGCAGCGGACGAACCTGCAGAGTGACCAGTATGGCAATGCCAGGGTATCGCTCACGGGTATTGGCGCTAGCACCGGCGATACTATCGGCGCTGCGGCTGGCGCGTTCGTTACGACCAGTGCATCCGGGGCAGGAAGCGGCGCCGTTCTGGTCGTCGGAAATTACGTCAGCGATGGCACAAACTGGAATCGCAGCCGGGGTGATACGACCGGTAACTGGGTTGTACCTACCCCGACCGCCGTAGCAGGCAACGCGATTACTCCGGTTGTTACATCGGTTGCGGCCGGATCGGTCGTCGGCAAGGCCAGCGCAGGCAACCTGTACGGCGTCAACGTCACGACCGGCGCGAGCGCGGGGTACGTGCTGATTTTCAATGCGACCAGCGCGCCGGCCGACGGAACCGTTACACCCGTGAAGTGCCTGCCGATCGCGGCGAACACCGGCGTTGATCTGAACTACCGGTCGCTGCCCGTGGCATTCTCGACCGGCATAACCGCCGTATTCTCGACGACTGGGTGCTTTACGAAAACGATTAGTGCGACCGCCTTCATTTCGATTGACGTCAAGTGATCCGCGCCGCCCTGACCGCTCTGGCGCTGCTCGCCTCGCCGCAGACGACAAGTTCGCTTAACGGCCCGCTCGCGACGATCGCCGACGCGATTCAGTACGCCGCCCCGTCGAGCGGCGCGACAGTCACGGTCGCGCCGGACAAGAGTACGTTGATTATCGATAACGCGTCGTTGCTCGCGACGCTGACGGTTACGCTGCCAGGCGGCCCGATCGACGGGCAGCGCGTCACGATCGTATCGGGCGCAGGCGTGACGGCGCTCACAGTTAACGGCGGGACGATCAAAGGTCTGATCACGGCCCTTTCGATCAATGGGTACGCGCGGTTCGTCTATAGCGCGTCGGCGAACGCTTGGTTTCGAAGTGGGTAAGCGCCCAGACCATCGCGACGCACCAGCCGATAAACGTCCATCCGAGCAGGATATTAACCGCGGCGATCGCTGGCCAGTTCGGGTGGCCACGAAACTGCGCGACGATCGTCGGGAAGAAAAACGCGACCCAGATCGTGAGTAGTGCGGCGAACATGTCGGTCATATCCTATGCCTTCCTGTATCGACGACCGACCCAGCCGCCCGACGCTCGTATCGGCCACGGCGACCCGTCGGGCAGATACGCCCATGGCGGATTGCGTGACATGATCTCTTCGAATTCCTCGATCGACCCGAAACCGTGCGGGACTTCAGCGACATTTTCGTCGTACACTTCCTGAACGATCGGGTAGCCCGCAGCTTCGTGCGCGGCCATCGAAAACCGCTGGATATCGTGGGCGATCGCCTGAACGGCATTCTCGAAAACGCGCGAGCCCCAGGTATCCATCCGAACCCAGCCGAGCGCGCCGTACTTTGGGTTCGTATTGTCGGTCATGTACGACATGGCGAGCGACCCGGGACGTTTCTCGCTCGGGCGCAGGCGCGGCTGGTGGTAGGTCAGCTGCCGACCGCTCGGGAGGGTCAGCTTCAGCCAGTCGCACGGCACGACGTCGGTCTGGACGCGCCAGCCGGACGATGGGTTATAGACCCAGCGCGACCGCTCGTACGACGTGTAATAACAGAACGACAGCGGCCCGACCGGCCAGTGCGTGCCGGGCGAGCGTATCGCCTGGATCATCGCGCCTTCGATCCCGTAGAGCTCGTCGCGCCACCAGCCGGATATCGGATCCTTGCGACGCTGGCCGCCCCACATTTCGACGATGCGCGGCGACGCCTCGCGCCACGCTAGGATGATCTCGGTCAGCTGCGCGTCGGTTTTGTTCGCTTCGTCCGGGTCGAACGCACGCCACGATCCGATCCAGCCGCCGAACCCGCAATTGTGGACGAGCAGATGCCCGCTATCCGTGCGGATCGTGAACCGGTTCTGCGGCCCCGCATTTGCAATGTCGTAGACACGACTCGTACAGATCGACGAGTGCCTGAAGTTCGACGACGGATCGTTTATTCGACATGTTCGCGGCGCGAGTAATGAACCGCAGATTCCCCGGTTCGTAATTGCCGTGCGTGCGGATTCGATCCATTTCCAAAACCGGGTCGTCCCAGCCGGGGAGAGTAACGAGGTAGGCGAGAAACGCACGTCGCCCCTTCGTTCCCTCTGTCCATGGCTCGTAGACCTTGATTCCCCGGCCGCCGTAATTGCGGTAACGTGGGTCGGTCGTCCCGGGTTTGCAACGCGTGAGACAAGCAGCGATCCGGTTAAGGAGGCGCCGACGGTGTGCGGGATGCTCGACAATATCGGTATAGCCCCAATAGTTTTTTCGATGCCGACTGACGCGCTCTCGCGAACAACCTGGGCAACTGACGACACCGCCTTTGCGAAGCCGATGCCATCCCGACCGAAACAGCGGCCCGTCACAGTCGCAAAGCAAAACGATTTGGTGCTCGCGCGGTGCAGGTTCCAAGCCGACGACGGTAAGCTGGCCGAACCTGTCGCCAAAGCCTGGCAAAGGGAATTTTCGTCGGAAGCGAGTGTCGATGCCGGAAGCCAGAAACCGTTGGTATTCACCAGATGATCCGGGGTTATCTTCACTCCATCCAGTGGGATAACGGTGCGATACCCCTTGAAAATCACGCCGTCGTGCTCGACCCATCGTTCCCCGTCCCATAGCCTGTCCGTTGGTAAGACGTCTGGTATGGCGACATAGCCCCTGTTTGTCAAAACTTGGGTAAGCGGCCCGAAGCAAGCGAGTTCCGAAATTTTGCCTATAAGCTGGCGATCTGGGTGCGGCTCGCCGTGCGCCGCTTGGTAGGCTTCATACTCGTCGAGTGTTCGCCCCGTGATATTCGCGGCACCCGCCAGATAGATATCGCGGCGCGCGCGGAACACGTCGATCCGCCATTGCTCGCCCGAGATGCACGCCGCCACGACTGCTTCGATCGCACTGTAATCCGATGCGATCAGATCGTGCCCCGGCGCCGCGACGAACAGCCCGCGGATACAGCCCTGCAGCACGCGCTGGACGTCGCCGAAAAACTGTTCGACCATATCGAGCGAGCGGAACGCCATGATTTCCAGAACGTGATCCTGCATTTCGATCCGCCAGGCGGGTTTCGCCGCGGTCCGCTCGGTCGCGCCGCACCATGGACACGATACTGCGTCGGGGCGGTACGGGCGTCCGCACGGCGCGCATACGACCAGTTTCGGCCCGATCTTAACCAAGTTCGTCGTTTGCACCCCTTCGCCCGTCGGACGGCCCGTACGCGTGCCGTGATGCACGAACAGCCCGCGCAGCCGATCGTCGGCGCTCGCCCGGTGTTCGATCGCGTAGAGCTTCTTCACGCCGGCCGAACCGACCAGTGCGCGGATTTCGAGCACGCGCCGAACGTCGTCGGGCAGGTCGGTTCGCTGCAGTTCGATTTCGAGCGGCTGTTTTTTCTGATCGAACGACCAGATCCCGCCGACCCCGCGCGCGACGATCCACCCGAGCAGCTTTTCGCCCTGCGATACGCCGATACCGCCGGTCAGCCGCTCGCACTCTGAACCGTACCGCTCGAGCAGCTGTTCCAGTACGGCGATACAGTCACGCACTGCAGGCCGGTCGACGGCCAGCCCGCGCCAGTTTATCGCTTGGTCCTGTAGCCACGCGACCCGTTCGGGCAGCGTCATCGGTTCCATACGATCAGCGGCCGATTCTTCGGCGAGTACGTCGCGATCGCAATACAGGTGGTAACGGTCGAACAGTTCGGGCACCGACGCGAGCGCGCCGGCGAACCGGACCGGTTTCGGGTCGTTCAGATAGATACGGGTGCGATCGTCGGTTTTGGTCGGATTGCGCGGCTTCGAGAATATGTCCATCAGGCGTTTGCCGTCCGGGTCTTTCTGGAAATCCGTGTCGAGCGCTTCCCCCAGTCGCTCGAGCGCCCCGGGATAGCCGTTGACGTGCGCCGTCGCGAGCGAACAGTGTACCCGATCGTGCGCGAGCGGCGGCCAGCCGTGGCGCGCGACGAGTACGTGATGCCAGCCGAGCTTTTCGAACATCGCGTTGTGAAATTCGATATGGCCGCCCTGTTCGAGCCACTCGCGCAGTGGCGCGGGCATCGGCTGGCCTGGGCGCCACCGATCGACCGTACCGACCGGCCAGTGCGGCAGGCGATACGATAGGCAGAGTATCTCGGCGGTCGGGTGCTCCCAGTACGGCGCGGCACCGACGACGGGCAGACCGATTTTGTTTTTTGGTGCGCCCGCCGGTCGGGTCCATTTGCCGTCCGCCCAGTGAAACCCGGCGAACGAAATCGCTTCGACGTCGAGCGTCGCGCAGGGCGGCGTGACGTATGTCACGTCAGGGGCGCCCACATATAGAGCTTGCCTCGGACGACCCGATCGTTCTCCCAGCCAGCCAACCGATAGCAGTAACCGGTCCGACGGCCCGACAATCCGATCTCGGTCCGCAACCGTTCGGCGGGAAGCGCGCCATAACGAGCCGCCCAGTGCCGATACGTCTCGGTCGTTGCCGATATGATCAGTTCGGAACTAAGACCGGCGCCAAGATTGCGGAACAGCATGTTGCGCCAGATAAAACAAGCGTTACCGTCCGATTGGCCTTCGCGCCCTCGACTTGATCCTGACCCACGCGCCGCCGGGGTTTTCTGCCGGACGCATGCCCAAACGGCACGCCCACAGTCGGATAGCAATACGATTTCTTGCCCGACCCCGGTAAACGTGCGGCTCCCCGGCGTGCGGCGCGAATAGTGCGGCCCGAACTGCTCGAATTCCCCTGTCCCGTCGACGACAGCAAGCGCGGCGGGATCCGAACTGGACGATAAATTCCACACGGTTATTACGCGGCGGTCGTTCGCGCGAGCGGTACGGGCCGTGGGCGATCGCTGATCGGGTGCGGGCAGTTCGGGCAAATATGCGTCCCGCCCGAACAGTGCCACCCGAGGTTGATCAGCCCGTGGCCGGCGAGGATTGCGACGGTATCGGGGGCTGGCGCGCCGCACGTATCGCACGCCAGCCCCGCATAGTTACCGTTCGTGTCGCGTTTTACGGTCATGGCCGTACCGATCCCTCTTGAACGACGTGTCCGCTCGGATGGCCGACGGCGTCTTCGGTGCGTTCGAACAGATAATACCCGCCGGGGAAAGGCCGCACGATAGCGACCCCCTCCCGAACGGCACTCGGCGGTCCGTCGTACGGCACACCCGGCACGGTATAGAGTGTACGGGTCGCCATCACACAATATACCCGTGCTGGCGCATCGTCTCGTCGGTCCATCCCTGCGCGATAAACGACTCGTACGTCGCGCCGGCCGCTTTCGCCGTCATCGTCGGGCCAGCGGGCACCGGCGCGACAGGCGGCGCGGGCGGGTTTGCCGGGGGTGCCATATACCCGGCGTATGGCGGGGGCGCCGGGTTACCAGGGGCAGCAGTCGGCGAGGTCGGGGCGGTATGAACAGGCGGCGCGGGATTTGCCGCAGGGGCAGCGTTTCCCGGCGTGCCGCGCGCACCGAACGCGGCGTTCGGGTCGACCGCGGCGGCCGAGACGATCGCCGGGCCTTCCTGTTCGAACGTGACGGCGTTCAGGTTCATGTACATGCCTGGCGATTCCTGCGACTGGTTCGACGTGCACGTACCCGTGATCGACACGTAATCGCCGCACTTCACGAACCGGCCAGTCGGGCCGCCCATTTCCTGCCAACCAGACGCGCCCCACTCCCAGACCTTGGGAGCGAATTGCGAGTCGGCTTTCACGACCCAGCAACCAGCGTATCCTTCGCGCGTCGAGAAAGGCTGGCCGTTCTCGTCGAACCCGTCGCCGTCGATAATCTTGTTCGCGAAATTCGGGTTCGTGCATCCCGCGGGCAGTTCCGGACCAACCGCGGGGGCGCCGGGAAGCGGCGTTCCGAAGAATTGCGGCCACGCGGCGCGCGCGTCGGCATCCAGTTGCGCCTTGGTCTGTTCGAACGGCGTCATTCCGGGGATCTGCAAGCGCTGCGCCGGATTCTTCGGAATCGCGACGGCGGTAAAGAAACGACCGGGCATTGGCTGGCCGTCCTTGCCGATTTTGACCTGCTTGGTCTTACGATCCTTCGGCGGGTTACCCTGCTTATGCGGGTCGCCCTGGACCAGACGGCCCGTAACGGTGAATTCGGACATATTATAAATCTCCTGTCGTTAACGATTACCGAACACCCGCGCCGCCGACCCCTCGTCGCACGGCTCGAGCTTCGGGTTACCCTTCGGCGTATAGGCGTATGCGTCAATGACCGATTGGTCAAGACCCAGTTTTACGGCCTGCGCGGGCGTGACGAGGGGTATTTCTGCTTTACGCAATTCGACGCCCTGGATATCGCCCATCAACGCGACTTCCGATTCGCTCCCGTCGCGCCAGACGGTTCGCGGCTTCGTCGAGCCGAGCGTCCAGTGCGGCACGGACTGGCCGGCGCGCTGCAATCCCATCACGCGCGCCTCGAGCGCTTCGCCACGTGCTTTCAGTCGGTCACGCGCCGCGTCGATCATGCGCAGTTCCAGTCCGAGCGCGGCGGCGTCCATACCGGTCGATTGCTGCGCGTACGCGACGTCGATCGCCGCGCCGCCGACCCGCTGGTTCGCCACGCAATCCCAGGCGGCACGACAGTCCCGACAGTGCGGGCCGGTCTGGCATTGCGCGTCCGGCTCGCTCGCGGCGTGTGCGGCGACGCGCAGCTGTAGCAGCATCGGGCCGATTACGGTTCCCGGCGCGTGCCATTCGCGTACCGGGCCGTCGGGATGATACGCGCGGGGCTGGCCGATCGTGAACGTATAACTGAACGTCAGGATATCGTCGAACGTGAAGCCCTCACTGTCCATGATACAGGCGGCGTAATCGACCATCTGCCAGTGACGGAACGGATCGTGCTGTCGGTGGCCGAATTTAAAGTCCCAGACGTGCAGTACGCGCGCGCCGCGGTCGAGCAGGTAACAGTCGGGCGTACCGCCGTTGTCCGGATGGATCGTCTCGGCCGCCGACACATATTCCTCGATCCGGATCGTATAGCCGGGCGTCTGACACGCTCGCTGCGTGTCGCGGATATCGTCGACGAGCGGCGCGACGCCCTGGATCATCTCGACCGTAACGGGGTGACCGTTCGGCGTGAGCGTGCCGACCGCCGGTTCGGGCTGGCCGCGCAGGATTTGCTCTAACACCCAGTGCGCGGCGGTTCCCTCGCGGGCTTCCTGCGACTCGGTATCCTCGGGATAGCGCGCTTCCATCGCCGGACTGGCCGGACAGCCGCCCGGCCCCCAACGGTGCGCTGACGACGGGGCGAGCGGGGCGTGGTAGGTGCCGTCGGTCATGCGGGTGGTCCTTCCAGTACGGACGGGCCCCAGTAGAAATCGGCGATCCATTGCGTAACGGGAATTCCGAACACATTGACCGAAAAATACTCATCGCCAGCGGGGTCACCGAACGGGTCGTTTTCGTTCACTTCGACGATTTCCCATTGGGTCGATTCCCAGCTTTTGCCCTCCGGTTCGATTCGCATGCCTTGGCAAGCGGCTGGAATCCCCTCGCAATAGAAATTGCCGCCGGACGGGGTTTTCAGCTTCGCCCAGTAATAGCCGGGCCGCGTCGGAACGGGGCTCATCACAGCATTCCCAGCGCGTGCAAATACGTCTCCAGGATCGCCTCGCCCTCGCGGTACGACTCGCGTTCCATTTTACGGATCGTCAGGATCCGCCGAATCGTTTTCACGTCGTACCCGCGCGATTTCGCTTCGGCGAGCACGTCCTTACGATCGTCGCGAATTCCCTTCGCCTCTTCGTCGAGCCGTTCGACTCGTTCGATCAGCAGGCGCAGTTCGTCCGCGGCGACGCGGCCAGAATTATCGCCTATGCCGGGGGTCGGCGTATCGGTCATGCTGATATCCCCCGGCACGAATTCCAATCGCTGCCCCGCGGCGCGGTTTTACGCATCTCTGCCAGCCGCGCGTCGAGCGCTTTCTGGGCGGCGTTCATGCTGTTCAGCGCGTCGGTTTCTTCGCGGCGTGCCGTAGCGGCACGATTTTCCGCCGACCGGTATCGTTCGGTCGTAGTGACCAACGACTTTTCCAGATCGGCCAGTGTCGGCGTATCGGTCATTTAACGAATCCTTTATATCATCGATCCGCGCCGCCAGCCCCTCGACCAGCGGCGCCCATCGGTCAGGCCGGCAACGCGTCGTAGAACATATCCCACGAATCGGGACGATCGCGCAGCGCGATAAATTGCGGCACGCCGAACAGATCCGACGCGTGCTTATTCAACGCTTCGTATGCGAGCCCCTTCGAACTGACCGCGCGGACCAGATCGGCGTAGGTCGGGAAGCGCGCGCCGTCGGCAGCGACAGCCGGTGCGGGCGGCGCCGGGACGCTAGCCGCAGTTTCGGCAACGACCGGTCCAGACGCCGTGTCGGCAACGTCGGGCGTAACGGGCGGCGCAGGCGGGGCAGTGATCGGGGCCGTCGCATCGCTCGCCGGGGCGGGAGGCGCAGGCACGGCGGCCGGCGACGTAGGGCGCGGGGGGCCGCGCAGTTCCGCTTCGATCTGGGCGACCAGTTCGTCCGAGACGCCGCGTTTCTTGCGCCACGTGCCGTTCGCGTTCTGCGGCTTCGTGCCGTCGGCGCTCAGACCGTGGATCCGCTCATCCCACGGCAGGCCCGACGAATCGACTGCAGGGGATTCCCCGCCAGTATTCGTGGACCCAGTGGGCTCCCCCGCAACACGCGCCGCTTCGTTCGCGATCAGCGACTCGGACGTGCGGTCCGCGGTGATCGGGTGGTCGGTCGGCGCAGGCGGGGCCGCTGACTGCGGGGCGGTAACGACGGTACGCCCGCCGAGCGACGCGACCAGGGCGGCGAGCGCTGCCATATCGGTCGAAAGCGTCGTGTCGAGCACGATAGTAATTTGCATCGGTGAATTCCTGTCGAGTCGTTGTTGACAGCGACGGGCTAACGGGTAATGACGGTCCGGTCAATAGGAGATTCGTTATGACTGACTGGGGACGGGAAATTATAGTCGACGGCAAGCGCCCGTCGTGGCTGACCGACGATTCGCCCGTATCGTGGTGTAATAAAGGCCATAGGTGGCTCGAAACGACGGCAAACCCGTTAAATTGGGTCGGCGGCAAGCACGGTTCGCCTGTCTGGGCGATTCGCCTCCCCGCCGACCACTGGGCGTATCGTGCGATCGACGCCGGGTTCGAACCGTGGGGCGGCGGCGATAACGCGCCGGACGATTGGGACGGCGGAGACGTATTGTGGCAGACGCCGAGCGGAAAACTGATCAAACAGCCTATCGTAAATTATTCAGGTACGTGGAGTCGCGAATCGAACGGTCCGATCAATAATATTATCGGCTACCGTCGCCGCGCCGAACCGACGCTGCGTACGGCCGACGAAGCGCTGCAGCGTATGGAAGCATTGGTTCGTCGGATGGCGGCGCTGTCGAATCCGTTCGCTGGCAACGCCGATTACGTCGACGCTCGCGAAATCGTTAAATTACTGCCCGAACCGCCGGTCGATCCGGATTTGATCGAAGCGCGGCGAATCGCGCAGGACGATGCGAACGGACTGGCCCCCGGCAATGACGATTCGTATTATACGTCCGGTCAGGGCGACCATACGGACCTTATCGCTCAGCTGACCCGCGCGATCAAACGCGGGCGCGAGCTCGCCGATCAGTGACCCTCTCCGTACAATTACGACAGGACGACCAGCAACCGCTCGTCGATGCCGTCCAGGCGCACTGGGCGGCCGGCGCGCGGGGCGTGTTGATGCGGGCCGACACCGGGTTCGGAAAGACAGTCTGTCTATCGTATCTGGTCGACCAGCACGGCGGGGCGTCGTGTATCATGGCGCACCGGCAAGAGCTCGTCATGCAATTATCGTTGACGCTCGCGCGGTACGGTGTCCGACACGATCTGATCGCATCGGCCGCTACGTGTCGGGCGATCGCGCGGGCACACGTCGAGGAACTGGGCGCCTGCTATTACCAGCCGGGCGCGCGATGCCGGGTCGCATCGGTCGATACGATCATTCGGGCGCAAGGGCTCGAGGCGTGGGCGCAACAGGTAACGCTGGTCGTGCCGGACGAAGGGCACCACGTCGTCCGCGGTAATAAATGGTCGAAGGCGATCGACCTGTTTACCCATCCGGCGCTTCGAATCCTGCTCCCGACAGCCACGCCGTTACGCGCCGACGGCAAGGGTCTGGGGACGCACGCCGACGGGTACGCCGACGTCATGGTCGAAGCGCCGCCCATGCGCTGGTGTATCGAACGCGGCTATCTGACCGATTATCGCATCGTCTGCCCGCCGTCCGACCTGGTCGTGCTGGGCGATCCCGGCGCGTCCGGTGACTGGTCGCCCGAGCAGCTGCGCGAAGCGGCGCGTAAATCGCATATCGTCGGTGACGTCGTGCAGCATTACCAGAAATGGGCGACGGGTCGCCTGGGCGTGACGTTCTGCACCGACGTCGAAACGGCGATTGATACGACCGCGGCGTTTCGTGCGGCTGGCGTGAACGCCGAGACACTGACCGGCAAGACGCCCGACCACGTGCGGCGCGATATCCTGAGACGTTACCGGGCACGCGAAGTGATGCAGCTGGTAACGGTCGATATCGTGTCGGAGGGGTTCGACCTGCCCGCGATCGAAGTGGCGAGCATGGCCCGACCGACCCAGTCGCTCGCGCTGTACATGCAGCAGTTCGGCCGTGCGCTTCGCCCGATGGCCGGTAAGGATCGTGCGTTAATTATAGATCACGTATCGAACGTCGTCCGGCATAACGGGCCGCCCGATCGCCCGCGTGTCTGGTCGCTCGACCGGCGCGAACGGCGCGCGAAAACCGACCCGGACGCGATACCGATTCGAATCTGCCTGAACACGGGCTGTTTCCAGCCGTACGAACGCTATTATCGTCGCTGCCCGCACTGTGGCTATTATCCGGAACCGGCCGGCCGTTCGCTGCCCGAGCAGGTCGACGGCGATCTGGCCGAACTGTCCGCCGAAGCGCTCGAGCGGCTGCGGGGCGGAATTGTCGACGTCGACCTGTCGCCGGCCGATTACGCTATGAACCAGGCGCGCACGACCGGACTGCCGCAATACGCGATCGCCACGAACGCGCCGCGGTACGAACGCAAGGTCGAGGCGCAACGGACGCTACGGGCCACTATGGCGATCTGGGGCGGCGCGCAGCTGGCGGCCGGCCTGACCGACGAGCAGATGCAGCGGCGATTTTTTCTGTCGTATGGGATCGACTGTTTATCCGCGCAGGGGCTCGGAGCGACCGATGCGTACGCGTTGACGGAACGTATTGACGGAACGGTCAATAGGGGGTAGACAGTGATTCGTTCAGAGTGTGGAGGCGGAATATGGTTCGGCAGATTGCCCGCAAGGAATACCAGAACGGGCGTTGGGGCGTGCAGTCTGCGTCGTTATCGTGGGACAGTGCCAGCCTGCGCTGGATTGTCGGCGCATGGGATTGCTGGGCTCACCAATCGTTAACTGAGGCGAAGGTCCACTACCGCAGCATTGGTCAGGCTTCGGCATGACCGCTCACGCTCCCATCCTGGCCGCGCTACCCGCATGATCCGCCGTATCGTTCTGTTCGTCGACGCGGTTATCGTCGGCGCCGGCTGGGTGACGGGCGTGCTGATCGTCCTGCGGATCGTATCGCGGTGACCGCTTACTATAACGAATACGATCCGTTCGCAGCGGCGTGGCTCGGTCAGCTAATAGCGGACGGTCTGATCGCGCCGGGGATCGTCGACACGCGCAGCATTACGGACGTACAGCCGTCCGACCTGAAAGGATTCACGCAATGGCATTTCTTCGCGGGACTGGGCGTCTGGTCGCTGGCGGCACGTATCGTCGGATGGCCCGATGACCGGCCCCTTATCAGCGGATCCTGCCCGTGCCCTCCGTTCAGTAGCGCCGGACCAACCTTTCGATGCCCCGTCTGCGACACGCCGAGCCCTGTGCCGAACGCTGTCCGAACTGGAGCTTTTAATTGCGTCCGATGCGACCATGAATGGCAAGCCGACGAGCGCCACTTGTTCCCCGAATTTTATCGCCTCATCCGCCACCTCGGAAATGTGCCAGTCGTTGGCGAGCAGGTTGCGAGTCGAGACGGACGTACTTGGATCGACATTGTACGCGCTTCGCTGGAAATGCTGGGACGCACCGTTGGGGTGGTCGATACCTGCGCTGCGGGCCACGGCGCGCCGCATATCCGACAAAGGATTTACTGGCTGGCCGACGCCGCGGACAGTGACGGGTGGGGCAGAGAGTGCGGAACGGAAACAGGAACTAGGTCGAACGGCGAGCGGCGGCGGGGACTTGCAGGCAGCAGCGATGCTAACCGGCTGGTCGGAGACGACCAGCCGGGACTGGAAGGATACGCCGGGTATGGCGACGACCGGAACCAATCCGGACGGCTCGACGCGCGATCGGATCGATATGCTGCCACGCCAGGCGTACCTAGCGGGCTGGACGACACCGACCGCAGCGGAACGGGAACGCAGCCCGGAGATAATCGAGAAACTGGCAGCGAAACGTTTCGAGACGTGCGGGCAGACGACCGTACCGCTCTACCATTGCGAGCAGGTTCAGCTAGCGGGCTGGCCGACGCCGACCGCGGGCGACGGGACGGGCAGTCGGATGGCGACGGGAGCATCGATAACGGGTCGCCGACCGGACGGATCGAAAACGACGGTAGCGCTGAACATGGCGGCACGATTTATCGATACGAACAGCCCGGCCCGACTAACGGTTTCTGGCGAGATGCTGACTGGCTGTTCTGCCGGGATGGAAAGTGGCGGCCAGTTGAGCCCGGCACATTCCCTCTGGCTAATGCTGGGGCCTTTCGCAATCGCGTGGCTGAACTGCGCGGAGCGGGTAACGCGGTCAACGTCGCGCAAGCGGCGGGTTTCCTCCGAGCGGTGATGGCATGTATCTGAGCGTCACCGGCCATCGCCCAAACTGCACGGGTGGCTACGGCGCCGCGGCGATCGCCCGCGTCGAACGGATCGCTTACCGCTGGATCGACGCGTTACGGCCCGAGCTCGCGTACGTCGGTATGGCGCTCGGCTGGGACCAGGCAGTCGCGACAGCGTGCGTATCGCTCGGCGTGCCGTTCGTAGCGGTAATTCCCGGTCTGCCTCGCGGCATGGCGTTCGGCGATAACTGGCCGCGCGCGTCGTACGAACGGTATCTGTCGTTGCTCGAACGGGCCGAATCGATCGAGTGGCGGCCCTGGGCGGGCGCCGGACGCGAATATTACGATCGGGACCGCCGGCTGGTCGAACTGGCAGCGGCCCGACTGCCCGACGCGCTGTTACTGGCGCTCTGGTCGGGCGAACGGAGCGGGACGTCGCTGACGGTCGGTCTGGCCGTCGAGTGGAGCGTACCGGTGTGGAACGTATGGGGAGATTATAGCGATGGCCAGTGAATCGTCCGTCCAGGCCGCCGTCCGGCTCGAATATGCGCGCCGCGGCTATCGACTGTTCCGGAATAACAGCGGTGCCCTCAAACGGACCGTCCCGACGCGCATAACGCCCGATATGGTCGGTCAGGTGCTCGACGTCGCCGCCCCGAACGCCGCGCCGATTCGGTTCGGCCTCGGAAACGACAGTCCGGCCGTAAACGAACGGATCAAATCGTCCGATCTGATCGGGTGGTCGCCGACGCTGGTCGTGCCGGATATGGTCGGATCGTGTATCGCGCGGTTCGTATCGATAGAAACGAAGGCGCCGGGGTGGAAACTGCAGCTCGGTGATAAGCGCGCACAGGCTCAGCAGCGCTGGATAGATATGGTCGTCGCGGACGGTGGTGAGGCGCGATTCGTACAGGGGGTGGAATGATTCGGCACGACTTTCCGACGGGGCACTGGCTGACCGGCGACACGTTCGAAGGAATGGCCACGCTGCCCGACCAGTCGGTCGATATGATCCTGGCCGATCTGCCGTACGGGACGACGCAAAATAAATGGGATTCGGTCCTGCCGCTCAACCGGTTATGGGCCGAATATTGGCGTATCGCCCGACCGAACGCTGCTATCGTGCTGACCGCGCAGCCACCGTTTGATAAACTGCTCGGCGCTTCCCAGATCGACCGTCTTAAGTACGAATGGATTTGGGAAAAACAGCTAGCAACGGGTCATCTGAACGCGAAAAAACAGCCGATGAAAGCGCACGAAAACGTGTTGGTTTTCTACGACAAGCAGTGCCTGTACAATCCGCAAATGACGCCGGGCCGTCGGTACGCCCCTAAAGGCGGAAGCACGACCGGAAAACAACCAGGAACGCATAATTACGGCTCTTACGGGAATATCCGACATAATGATGGGGCGGAACGCTACCCACGTTCGATTCAGTTTTTTCCGAACGACCTGAGGACGGGAGACAACGACCATCCTACTCGCAAACCGACTGCCCTATTCGACTATCTCATCCGTACGTACACCGACCCGGGTGCGACGATCTTGGACAACACGGCTGGATCCGGCACGACTGCGGTCGCTGCGATCCGGTCGGGCCGACGCTGGGTTTGTATCGAACGGGACGAAACGTATAGTAACGCGGCGTTACTTCGTATCTGCGGCGAGTATTAACCGCCCCGATAAATAACCGACTCGGCCGCCCGACGCTTCGTCAGACCTGCCAGCGGCCGTAACACACCGTCCGCCCCGCGCTGCTTGTTCCACAGCCCGAACGCCCATGCCGCCGTCTGGTAATGTCCCGCCCGGTGCGCGGTCAGTACGCTCGACGACGCGAAATTACCCATCCCGATATTATCGGCCAGGCTGACCATTGCGTCGAACTGTCCCTGCGTCGTCGGCGCGTTACCGATCGCGGCGGACACCCGTACCGCCAGTGCGGCGACCCGGGCGGCGAAATTCTGCTCGGCCTGCTCGAGCGTCCAGACCATGCCGGGCTTGACGCCGTTCGTCTCGCCGTAACCGATCGTCCATTTATCGTTCGGGGTCGGCAGATACGCGCGGGCGCGGAATTTCTCGTAACCCTTCATGAATGCCTGAATCGATGCGCTCGGTTTCATCATTGACCCTTTCGTCAATACACGGTACGGATAGCACGAATCGACGGAGAGTGCGAGATGACGATCCTGAATGATGGGGAAAGGGCATGACCCACCCCATCAGTTTGGAGAAGGAAGCGAGCAAGTGAGCGAGGACATCAAGCATTCCGACAGCGCGATCTACAAGGGCAGCTTCTACGGCATCCTGAACGCGCAGGGCGACTTCTGGACGCCGCTTGCCTTCGACAGCGAGGAAGATGCCCGCGACCACATGAAGCAGTTCTGGCGCACCCAGCCGGACATGCTGGCGAAGTGTCTCGCGACACACCGCATCGTGCCAGTTCGCATCCAGCTTTCCACCCTTCCGGAGCAAGACTGATGAACACAGATGATCGAGCGCTTGCAGACCTGAAGGCGCTGCAAGAATGGATGCGCGAGCCAGACAACGCAGAGACGTTCGGGACCCAGCGAATCCTGGAGTGGATCAATCGGCGTCCGACGCATGTCGTGCCCAAGGTCCTCGCCGCCCTGCAATCCCCGCCTCCCGTAGTGTCGGGGGAAGCGATTGCGTGGCGAACTCTGGGCACGGTCCTTGATATGGTCGATGGCCTTTACCGCGAGCATGGCACCGAGTTGACCCAGCGTGAAACGGCGATCGCTCAAGGAGCCCGCAACCGATGGCTAAACCGGGGCGCTCCCGTAGTAGAGGAAGGGCGGCGGGAAGCGATTGCGAACGCTCTGCATTTGGAGGCTCGACGGCTGGCACGCGCCGTTGTCGGGAGCGACGATTGCCCCGACGCATACGATCAGTCCGCGCTGAATTGGGTACGAAATCGCCAATACCAACTTGCCGATGCCGCCATCCTCGCGCTGACCCCCGTTGAAGGGGTGGGGGAGAGTGCGGCGCAGCGCGTTGTAGCGGCATGGCGCGCAGTGAACACCGAGTTCGGGTCATACTTCGTCGATGAAGACGGCCCCTATCGTGAAGTCCGCGACATGGATGAGGCGATTGAGGCCCTCTCCACCCCCGCCACCGCGCAGGGGGATGTACGGGAGGGCATTTACGTCGCCAGTCGGGCCAGCATTCCAGAGCGAGGGCGGATGTGGCGCGATCTGCGGGCGTCCGGCGTCCAGATCAATTCTTCGTGGATCGACGAGGATGGCGAAGGGGAAACCTCCGACTGGTCTGAGTTGTGGACGCGGATCGAGGCGGAGATCAAGCGTTCGCGCGCACTGATCCTCTATGCCGAGCCGAACGACTTCCCGCTGAAGGGGGCGTTCGTGGAGGCGGGTATCGCAATCGCTGCGGGCATACCGGTGTTCATCGTTGCCCCTAGCGTCGAGCTTGGCAGTTATGGTTGCCGGCCCATCGGCAGCTGGGCGTCACATCCGCTCGTTAGTTACGCCGATACGATCGGCGGTGCCCTCGCAACACTAGGAGCGCCCCATGAAGGATGATGAGGAAATCCCGACGCACCCGGTGCAAGCGAACTGGCGGCGCGAACGCGGGGAGAAAGCGCGGATGCCGCAGGTTGTCACGCTGAAAGCATACGAGGTCTATCGGCACGTCCATGGCGACCAGAAGGCGCTGATCACCGGGGAATGCCGTGGCGGCTTTGGCGTCGGGGAATTGATCGCCTTCCTATACGCGTCGAGCTTCCCGCGGTCCGAGTGGAGCGAACGTGTCCGCGAGGCTTTCAAAGGGATGCTGTTGTGATGAAGGATGATGCAGCTCGGGCAGGGGAGTGTCTGGCGATCACGGCAGGGCTGGACGAGTCTCATCGTAGCGATGCGGCTGAATGGCTGAAAACGTGGTGCGAAGGGGTGGTGCCGGTCGAGACCGCTATTGAAGCCATGCTCGCCTTTGCACAGCAGCCAGTCAAGGAAACGGTGTCGCTGGACGACGGGTTCACAATCGATCTGGACGATGACGATTTCACCGTGTGCTGGCCAGATGGTAGTTGGCTGGTCGCTCATCGGAGCGGCAAGATCACGGTCGGTAAGTCGCCGTTCGATGAAGCCCTTCCGCCGAAGCAAACGACGCTGTCCGCCATGCTCGACGTAGCGCCGATACCTCAATCACAGGAACCAATCGTATGACCGACCCTCGCAATACCGACCGTGACGAACGGATCCTGACCGCGGCGGCCGACTTGGTCCGTGCCGGCGGCCTGCACGCGCTGACCCGCGAAGCGATTGCCCAGGCGGCCGGTATGGCGGCGGGCAGTGTCAGTAATTTCGGGCAGTGGTCGCTCAGCACGACCCGGCTCGGACTGGCCGGACCGGTCATCCCGCGCGTGCTCGACGCGTTGATGCAACGCGCCGTCGATACGGGCGACCTGGAACTGCTCGCTATGGGGATCGCCGGCGCGCATCCGATCGCGCGGGCCGCACCCGACGCGCTGCGGTTGGCTGCTATCGCGAGTGCGACACGATGATGCCCCGCGCCCACTTCCCGACCGACGAGTCGTATCGTGAATATCTGCGCGATTGGTTCGCTGGGCAGGCGCTGACCGGACTGACCGCATACGCGCCGCGCGAAAAGGAAAATCCCGTACCTCTCGACTTCGGTCGGTATAGTTACGCCCTAGCCGACGCGATGCTATCTGCTCGGTCGTTGACACAGACGGGAAACGGGTCGTAACCGTAGGGCGGGCGGGCAGAGCGCGATCCGCGAACGCTCATACCCGCCCTGACGCAACGATCCCTTAGGACAGGAGGGGAAGGACCGATGGCTAATTCGGTAATAAACGACGCGACGACGGGGCGCAAGGCCGAGTCGTGCGGGGCGTGTCGGTACGCTGACGATGCTGGCTGGCGGATGCTGTACTGTCGGCGTTTCCCAGCCGTACCCGATTCGAATGGTCGCGGTAAATTTCCGATCATATCCCCGACCGACTGGTGCGGCGAATACGCCCGTGGCTGACTGGTCCTTTTACACGACCCACGGCTGGTCGCTCTTTCCGATCCACCCGCATGGTAAAACGCCCGCAATCGAATCGTGGGAACCGTACCAGACGATACCCGCCGCGCCGCCCGTCGTCGCGCGCTGGTCGGAACGGGCCGATTATAACACCGGCGTCGCGACCGGCGCGGTCAGTCGGATCATCGTGCTCGATCTGGACGGCATGGACGCATGGGCCGCCGCGCTCGCCCGCGGTCTGCCCGAAACGCTGACGGTCAAGACGCCGCGCGGCTGGCACTATTATTTCCAGCACCCCGGCTGGCGCGTATCGAACCGCGCCGGGCCGCGCTGGTGCGGCGGTCAGTTCGGCTGGGATATCCGTGGCGATGGTGGATACGTCGTCGGGCCGGGCAGCTATTACACGCCGACCGATGCCGAGCGTGCGGCGGGGAAACTCGCCGGGGCATACGCTGTCGAAACCGACGCACCGATCGCGCCTGCACCTGACTGGCTGCTCGCCCTGCTCGCGGCTAAACCCGTGCCGGATACGGCGCCTGTGCCACTGCGTGTCGCCGAACAGACCAGCGCGTACGGTCGTGCGGCGCTGCACGCCGAGCTTGCCATTATCGCGGACGCCGTGCGGGGGCACGTCAACGACCAGATTAACGCGTCGGTATTCGCAATCGCCCAGCTTACGGCCGGTGGCGAGATCACCGAAGAGGAAGCGCGCGGGGCGATCTACGAAGCGCTCGCCGCGCGCGCGATCGCCAGTGAGGATAAAACGCTTGGGACTGTAGAACGCGCCTGGTCCGCCGGGTTCGATCATCCGCGCGCGGCGCCGCCAGCGCCCGGGCCGCTCGAGCAGTTCGGGACGCGTGAGTCGGACGTAACCGGCGACGCGTCGGACGGTACGGTCGGTCCGCTTCCTCCGTCCGCTCCCTCCCTCGGCCATACTACGATCACGCAAACCATCGCCGGGTCGCAGATTATCGATTACTTCAAAGACTGCGTGTATGTCGCTCGGGATAACGTCATCTACGTGCCAGGCGCGCCGGCGGGGCTCGGTCAGTCGCAGTTCAATGCGATCTACGGCGGCCCGAAATTCTATCTCGGCGCGCAAGGCGAGGAACCGACGAAATCCGCTTGGGAGTGTTTCACGACGAACCAGATACTCGTCATGCCGCGCGTCTGGGCGACGTGCTTCCGCCCCGAACTGCCAGCGCGCGGACCGGTTCTTATCGAGGGGCTGCTTTACCTCAATACATATGTGCCGGCGGTTATCGATCGTCGCGTCGGCGATCCTTCGCCGTTCCTTGACTTCCTGTCACGCTTGCTGCCCGATCAGCGCGACCGTGAAATACTGCTGTCCTACGCGTCGGCGCTCGTCCAGAATCCGGGTCGTAAATTCCAATGGTGGCCAGTGCTGCAGGGCGCGGAAGGCAACGGCAAATCGGCGATCCTGCGGTGCATTTCGTACGCAGTCGGCGAACGATACACGCATCTCGTCAATCCCGAAGCGATGGCCAAAACGGGCAACCAGTTCAACAGCTGGATCCAGGGCAATCTGTTCCTCGGGATCGAAGAAATTCATATGGCCAGCCGGCGCGATTTCCTCGACAGCTTCAAACCGGTCGTCACGAACGACCGCATCGGGCTCGAGGGTAAGGGCAAGGACCAGGCGACCGGCGATAATCGCCTGAACGGTCTGCTCTGCACGAACCACCGGGACGCGATCCCGATCACGGTCGACGGTCGGCGCTATGCGATTTTCTATACCGCCCAGCAGTCGGCCGAAGATATCGAACGCGATTTTCCGGGCGCCTATTTCGTCCAGTTCTACGACTGGCTGCGTAGCGGCGGGTACGCGATCGTCGCCGAGTATCTCCATACGTTCGAACCGATCGCCGAATTCAACCCCGCAGGTCAGTGCCAGCGCGCGCCACGCACGAGCAGCACCGCCGCGGCGCTCGGCGAAGCGTTCGGCATGGTCGAGCAGGAAATCCAGGAAGCTATCGACAGCGAGACGTACGGGTTCCGAGGCGGTATCGTCTCGAGCAACGCCCTCACGCGGCTATTCGAGCGCCTGCGGGTAAAGATCGGGCCGAACCGATACCAGCCGATCATGAAGTCGCTCGGGTACGAATACCACCCCGCGCTCGCCGGCGGTCGGTCGACTGTACGGCTGGCCGATCAGACCAAGCCGCGTTTCTATTTCCGAGCGGGACACCCCGCGCTCGCGCTGACCGACGGGGCGCTAATCGCCGCGGCGTTCGACGAAGCACAGGCAGTCGATGCGCCTGGCCCGTCGAACGTCGTGCCACTCAGGCGTCCCTAGGGTATCAATCCTAGGGCGCGTCGTTCGATAATTCGAAGCGTAGGTCGCTTTCCGCTCGGTTTTGGTGGCGCGGCCGGGGCGGCCAGAACGCGCCCTTGGCGACTTACGAAGTGAAACGACTTCCCGGCTTCGCCGCGCTGACCATGACGGAGCAACCGAAGAACAGTCGCGACCGACAGCCCCTCTCCGAGAGCGGCCTGCGAGGCGTTTTCGTAACGACGTCCGGTCGGTAGGCATTTTACCCACCTCGCCCCATTCTGCCATTTCTGAGGGCGCCCGTTGGCTATAGGGTCGAGCGGACTTAGCCACGCTTTCTTGCCATGCACGTTCGCCAACGGCTGCAGCCCCGCGATATGGTAATATTCTCGCGCGATCGCTTGGTCCGGATACCAGCAGAATTCTAAGATAGTAATCGTAACGGGTCGGTTTCCCACCATCTCCAACCAGAGTTTGGTTCGATGCGACGGGCCGAGCGAAAATGCCCGAGCGACTGTACCGCTCCCCACATAAATTATGTCGTTTCCGCAACTGTGCATATAGACACATAGCGGGCGGTTCGGAGAGACGGTTATCTGCATGGGGACCTGTTAAAAGTTTTTCGAGCAGAGTCAACCGGTCCTCGCTAACCATATGGTTTTACAGATTTTTCAGTCGAAGGACCGAAGGACCGAACTTTAGCCATATCCACCCTAGGCGCGTATATACCCACCAGCGCTGCGCGCTACATAACGGGCGTGTAATATAGCGTATATTAGGTCCCTTAGGTCCTTATCTTATATTCTGTAGGTATATCAGTAACTTATAGTAAGGACCGAACCGAGGACCGAACGTGGTCCTAACGATTCTGTTCGGTCCAGACGTTTCGTAGCTTGCGAATTAGCAGGGCGACCGGTATCGTGCGGGGAGCCATGACCGCCGACCCAAACCCTCGCACGCAAGTCCCGGCCACCATCGAGTCGGTGACTGCCGACTATTCGAGCTCGACGCTATTGGTCGACGAGATGCTGGCCGATCTGATCGCTAACGGCTCGACCGTGTACGACGCCTGTCGGACGGTCGGTTATGGTCGCATGGAATTTTACCGACGTCTGCGAAAAGACGCTGACTTCGCGCACCTGATGGACGATGCCCAGGCGGCCGGCGCCGATGCCCAAGCCGATATGAGCGACCGGATCGCTGCGGGCGACCGGGAAGCCGGCTCGACCGGTGACTGGCGGCGCGACCAACTGATCGTCAAGCAACGTCAGTGGCGTCTCAGCAAGCAACACGTGAAACGCTACGGCGACAAGCTCCAGGTCGAGTCGACCAACGTCAACGCGAACGTCCCGATCAGCGACGACCCGATCGAAGCATCGCGGCAATACGCGGCCATGATGGATCGCACTTGACGACCCGGTCATAATAGCGATACGCCCCGTTCGGACAGACCGAGGGAGTGATTCGCATGCAACCGCGACAGACCGTACAGATCACCCGCAAGGATAACGGGACGACCGTGTATCACTACCGGGCCGCCCCGCCGCTGCCGCCGCGATACACGCTCGGCCAGACGGTCGTCGTGACGTTCGCTGGGCTCGCCGTCGGATCGTTCCTCGCGTGGGTGATCGTCTCGGCCGCGTGCCGTGCGCTCGAGTGGGCGTGGTCGTAAGTGCGTTCGACCCGCAGCCGAGCCGAAGCGGGCTTGCGATCGTTCCAGCGGTGGCGCGGCGACCACCCCGCCCTGTCGTGCGCCCAGCGCCGCGAGGGCGACGAGATGGCGTGTCGCTGCGGCGCGCGCTGGCCGGTCGGGGAGTCGCATCCGTGACGGACGAATCGTACGAATTGGACGAATACGCCGTCGGTGACGATCCGACCGTCGAGTACGCGAAGCTTTTAGCGGAGGGGTTAGAGCTGACTGAGATCGTGTGTCGTCTAGGCATATCGTTGGAACTTGGCGCTCGTACCTACGACCGAATCGTCGCTGATCTCGGCCCGCAGGCGGTATGATGCGCCCGCTCGACCCGATCGAATGGCTGCACGCGCAACGCCTGACCGCACTGGCCGCCGGCGATCACGCTGGGTTCGATCATGCGACGGCGCTGCTCGATACGCTGGGCGAACTGCCGCGGATGACCGAGCTAGAGGAAATTATTGGTCACGGGGCGCCGGTTGATGATTACCACGACCCGTTGCTTGCTCGAGCCGTTCTGCTCGTCGACACGCGCGACACGACGCTGGGCGTTCTGGAACGAGCGGGCGTGATCGCTACGACGGACACGCCGACCCCAGTCGAACTGTTACGGCTGCTCGAAATGTTCGTACCGGGCGCCGAGTGATGCGAGCCGCTGAAACTCGCTACGGCTTAAGGCCCGATAGCGCGCCGGGCTGGCCGGATACACGTCCGATAATCGACTGGGACGGCACGCGCGATCATCGTGGTCGACGCTACCCGGTGTCTGGCTGCGGATGCGTACCGTGCCGTATCGCGTCGCTGCCTGCATGAGCACCGGTCATGCCTTCGGCGGCGCGCAGGCCCAAGCGTTGGAACGACGATTACAGGCGCTCGCCCGGGAAAACCGTCAGCGCCGCCCGTGCCCGCATTGCGGCCTGGCGATCAGTCTCAGCGGCTTCGAACGACACGTGACGTTATGCGCGGAGTAGCGAACAGCCCGGACGTGCGGCGGCGCGTCGTGCGGCTCTGGAACGAACCGCAATCGGCCGCCGCAGTCGCGCGTGAAACGGGTCTGTGCCGTCGTACGGTCATATCGATCGTACGACGCGCCCGAGCGAACGGCGATTACGTGCGAGCTGGTAAATTCCCCTCGCAAGCGGATCTGCTCGCATGACTGAAATCGACTGGAAAAACCCGCAGTACGCCGAGATCTACCAACGGCGCGCACGGATCCTGCGGGACATACGGGAAAATCCCGACCGTCTGCCTTACCTCAAGCGCTACTATCGCGATCACCCGGCTGATTTTATCGACGACTGGGGCATCACGTTCGACCCGCGTATCGTCGACCGGAAACTGCCCGCTCGCGTGCCGTTCATTCTGTTCCCGAAGCAACGCGAGTGGGTCGACTGGGTCGTCGAGCGGTGGAAAGCGGGCGAGCCGGGCGTGACGGACAAGTCACGCGATCTGGGCATGTCGTGGCTGTCCGTGTCGCTCGCCTGCACCCTCGCGATATTCTACGAAGGGTTCACGGCCGGCTTCGGCAGTCGCAAGGAAGAGTATGTCGACAAGATCGGCTCGCCCAAGTCGTTGTTCTGGAAGGCGCGCGAATTCATGCGCTGTCTGCCGACCGAATTTCGCGCCGGCCACAACCCGGCGTTCCACGCGCCACACCTGCGCCTGTCGTTCCCGCATACGGGCAGCGGCATATACGGTGAGGCGGGCGACAATATCGGCCGCGGTGATCGTGCGTCGATATTCTTCGTAGACGAAGCGGCGCACCTGGAACGCCCGATGCTGGTCGAAGCGTCCCTGTCCGCCACGACGAACTGCCGTATCGATATCAGCAGCGCGAACGGGACGACCAATCCGTTCTACGACAAGCGGACGAAATACCCGACCGAGCAGATATTCACACTGCACTGGCGCGACGACCCGCGCAAGGATGACGCCTGGTACGCCAAGCAATGCGAGAACCTCGACCCCGTCACGGTCGCGCAGGAAATCGACATAAACTATTCGGCGTCGGTTACCGGTGTGATCATCCCGTCCGTCTGGGTACAATCCGCGGTCGACGCGCACGTGAAGCTCGGTATCCAGCCGACCGGCGCGCGACGTGGGGCGCTTGATATCGCCGACGAAGGACGCGACGCGAACGCGTGGGCGAGCGCACGGGGCATCCTGGTCGACCGGCTCGAGGAATGGTCGGGCAGCGGGTCGGACATATTCGCGACGACGCAGCATACGTTCGGGCTGTGCGACGAACTGGGACTGACCGATTTCCTGTACGACGCGGACGGCATGGGCGCCGGCGTGCGGGGCGACGCGCGCGTGCTGAACGAACTGCGCGACCATGGCGGACAGGTCGCTGGGCGACACGTGCCGGCGATCCTGGCCATACCGTTCCGCGGCTCGGGCGAAATACTCGACCCGGAATCGCAGGATTACGAGGGGCGCGAAAACCAGGATTATTTCGCGAACCGTAAAGCCCAGTCGTGGGGCTGGCTGCGGAAACGGTTCAAGGAAACGTATCGAGCCGTATCGGCGGTTGCCGACGGCCAGCCGGTCGATTACGACCCGGACATGATAATTTCGCTATCGTCCGATCTGCCCGGGCTGAGTAAGCTGCTCGGCGAATTGTCCCAGCCGACGTGGGGGCCTAACATGACGGGGAAAATGGTGGTAAACAAGCAACCCGACGGTAGCCGGTCGCCGAATCTGGCCGACGCCGTGATGATCCTGATGGGACGTAATCGTATGGCGATGATGATCAGCGACGAGGCGTTGGCGGCATGAAAGTCGTTGGTATTGTCATCGATAAATGGAAACTGCCCGTCTTTAAGCGCCATTTGGAAACGGCCGGATTTCCCTTTACCGAACACCCGGGCGTAACGACCGACACGTTATTGCTGAAAGTCGAAACGAATTTTGTGGCAACCCTACAGCCGGTCATCGAAGCGGCGCAGCGGGAGTGCAGAACATAATGCCCCGAACGACATTGACCGACGGTTCGCCCGTTACGCCCGATCACCGTGAAATTCTGACAGACGGCATACGTGCTGGCCAGCAAAAAGCCTACGTCGTGCTGTCCGCCGATGAGCGAGCGAAAGGTTTCGTCGAGCCGGTTCGCCGGTCGTACATTCACGAAAAGTGCGGCGTCGTCACGACGATGGGCCAAACGCTCGCCGAAACGTACGCTCGCGACCCGTTTTTCTACAGCGCGACGTTCTGTTGCGGCTGCGGGGCGCACTTCCCGGTCGGGGAAGATGGCGAATTCATCTGGGACGGTACGACCCAGAAAGTCGGGACGCGCTCGTCGTGATCGACCGTATCCGCCGCTGGCTGCTCGGCGATACGTCGCCCCGTGCGCTCGCCGTCGCCGCGCCCGAGCCGGACGGCGATAAACCGATCACGATCAGTTACGCGGCGATGTGGGAAGCCGATCGCCACGGCGGTTACGTGCCGGATCCGTCCGATATATTCGAGCGTCCGAAACCGCCCGCAGGTGTGTTGCCCGCTGGTCTGGCGATGGACAGCGCGCTCCCCCCGCTCGGCGCGATGAATAATTACGCGCTCGCGGGGGCGTTCCACGAAGGCCTGATGTTCCTCGGTTTCCCGTACCTCGCCGAACTGGCGCAGCGGGCCGAATACCGGATGATGGCCGAGAAATGGGCCGAGCACGCGACGCGTAAGTGGATCGAGATCGACGGACTGCCCGACGAACGCAAAGCCGAGATGGACGAATTTCTCGGCGAGGGCGACGCGGGGCTGAAAGTCCGTTCGACGTTCCAGCAGGTCGTCGAAGGCGACTGGCTGTTCGGCCGCTTCCACATATTTCCCGATTTCGGTCGCACCGACGGTCCCGAGCTCGCGAAGCCGCTGCTGCGTGACAAGGCGAAAATATCGCCCGAACGTCCGTTGCGCGCGCTACGCACCGTCGAGCCCATGTGGATCTACCCGGGGCCGTACGAAGCGACCAACCCACTCGACGAGAAATTCTATAAACCCGACCAGTGGTACGTGAACGGGCAGACGGTCCATACGTCGCGGCTGCTGACCGTGATCGGTCGGGAAGTGCCCGATCTGTTGAAACCAGCGTACGCGTTCGGCGGCCTGTCGATGACGCAAATGGCCAAGCCATACGTCGATAACTGGCTGCGCGCCCGGCAGGCGGCGAGCGACACGCTCGAAGGGTTCTCGCAGTGGATCCTGAAAACGAACATGGGCGCTGTGCTGCAGGGCGGCGGCGCGCAGGCGATCCTGGATCGCGTCGCACTGTTCAATAAATGGCGCGTCACGCGCGGCACGGCGGTAATCGACAAGGGCAGCGAGGAACTGGATAACCGGTCGACGCCGCTGTCCGGGATCGACAAGCTGCAGGCCCAGGCGCAGGAACACCTGTCGTCCGTGTCGGGCATTCCGATGGTGATCCTGCTCGGCGTGACGCCCAGTGGCCTGAACGCGAGCAGCGACAGTGAGCTTGAGGCGTTCCGGGACGCGGTCCATGCGTACCAGGAAAAGGCGCTTCGCCAGCCGATCCAGGCGATTCTCGATTTCGCGCAGCTGTCGCTGTGGGGCACGATCGATCCGAAAGTGACATTTAAATTCGTGCCGCTCGAGGAAATGAGCGAAGCCGAGACGGCCGACCTGCAATCGAAACACGCCGACACGCACGGGAAATACGTGAATATGGGCGTCGTCGATAACCAGGAAGTGCGCGACAAGGTGACGAACGACAAGAACCACCCGTACCACGGGCTGACCGGACCGGCGCCCGAGATCGACGATGGTGATGGAGGAGACGACGAATGACCCTGCCCGTTCTAGCCGCAATGCTCGCAATCGCCGTCGTCGCGTACGTGCTGACCAACGCGCTCGCCGACGCGCGCACGAACCGGATTATCTGGATCGTCGCCGCGGTGCTCGTCGTCCTGGTCGCGTTCAACGCGTTCGTGCCGGGCGTATGGCGGACCTGATACCGCAGCGCCCATCGGCCGCGCTGACCGATCGCTATACGAAACGGCTCGACGCGCAAATCGAAGCGATGGGCCGCGATATCGTCCGAGCCGTCAGCGTCGCGTACCGCCAGTCGCCACCGGTGGCGTTCGTCGTGTACGGGCAGGACGTCAGCCCGGCGGTCGTGCTGCAGCGTGCCGTCGAAGCGATGGGCCGTAAGTGGACGAAACGGTTTGATACGCTCGCCGACCAGCTGGCCCGCTATTTCGCGCAGTCGGTGTACGAGCGGAACGACCGCACACTGCGCGACCAGATGCGTAAAGCCGGCTTCACCGTTAAATTCCGCATGACCCGCGCCATGAACAACGCGTACCAGGCGGTTCGGGCCGAGAATATCGACCTGATAAAATCGATCCCTGCCCAGCATATGACCGGCGTGTCATCGCTGGTAAACCAGTCGGTCCAGACGGGCCGCGATCTCGGCACGCTGACCGCGGCGCTGACGAAACGCACGGGAATTACGAAGCGCCGGGCCGCATTTATCGCTCGCGATCAGAATAATAACGCGACCGCCGTCATGCAGCGCGCGCGGTGGCTCGAGATGGGAATTACACGCGCCCGCTGGCTACATTCGGCCGGCGGTAAGGAGC